ATATTATAGTATATTATTTATGTAATTCTAATCTAAATAATAAATTATATGATTAAAAAAATAATTCATTTGGCAGACATTCATATTCGTAACGACTTCTTTGAGAAGCAGAAAGAAAGTATGAAATTGGCAATTGCTGAAATTTACAAAGAGGTTAAAAAATATAACAAAGATGAAGTTCGCATTGTCATCTCAGGTGATATTTATCACCAAAAAGTAAAGAGCAGTAAAGAAGCTGAAATCATCTTTCATGAAATGCTAAACTACTTTAATGCAATGTGTAAAACAATCATCATTGCAGGTAATCACGATATGTTGGAAAACAACTTGGATAAACAAGATGCACTTACCCCAACATTTGTCATTAAGGGTGTATATCCTAATGTTGTATATGCTGATAAAGAACTTAATTACAAAAGTGGTTATATCGTAGACGATGGCGTTGTTTGGTGTATTTACTCAATGTTTGATATGTTTAAAAAGCCAAATTTTGATGGTTTGAAAGAACAATACCCTAACCATAAATTTGTTGGGCTTTACCACGGAGATGTTGTTGGAGCAACTACCGATATGGGTCGTATGACTGAAAGTGGTATTGACACAAAGGATTTTATTGGACTAGACTGTGTGATGGCAGGTCATATCCATAAGAATCAAACACTTAAAAAGAATGGTGTACCTATTGTTTATAGTGGAAGTTTATTTCAACAAGATATGGGAGAAAACATTACAGGGCATGGATATGAACTTTGGGACATGGAAACAATGAAACATCATCATGAAGAGATTACAAACAATTATAGAACTTATAAAATTGAAGTTACATCATATGATGATGTTGCCAACGATGAAGAGAAATTGTTAAATTATTAATCAGTTAAATATGGAAAAGAAGAAAAATATCACTCCAAGTCAATACTTTGACTTTCTAAAGAATGCTAAAAACAAGATTACTACGGATGCTTTAAAGGAAAGTTATGGTATCTTTATAAAATTGGCTGAGAAGTATCAAAAATTAGGTCAAAAGGAATCCCTTAAAAAGTTGTCTTTTCTTGTTGACGTTCTAATTAAAGAAGAAAAACTCATTGAAATGGGTATTGACACATTTGTTTACAAAGACAAAATTGAAGATTACATTGAGAATGTCGCAGATAAATCTGTAAAAATCATAGAATTATCTCGTTATATGCGAGAAGTTCCTGATGATTTAGTAGAAACTGTTGAGAAAACAAAAGATTTGTTCGATGAATTTTATGTTGTGTTCACTGACTATACGGGTGCTGAGGAACGTAAAGTTCAAAAAGAAAAACGAGACAAAGACCCTATTCTATTTGGTGCTTTTAAAAACCAACGAAATGTGGCTGACCGTTTTTATTTCCTTGGAGATTGGGTAGATGAATATTGTGACCTAACGCTTGATAAGATGATTGAGCAATATAAAAATAAAAAAGGTTATTCTCCTGTGATCAACAATTATATCCCCAACACATCAAAAGAATTACTATCAATTATTAAATCATATGAAGTGTCTGATAATGATAAAGATTACTCACTTCTATTGGCTGATAGTGAAGATGTTAATGTTGATTCTTATGTTCGTTCCAACAAGAATAAAAATAAACGTAGTTTCTTCGACAAAGTTCGTAGTATTTTCAAATAATCCATGGTATCAAGTAAAATAGATCTGACAGAAAATGGAGATTTTGGTGCACATGACATCCTTAGTCGTTTATCTTTGAATACAGATTTAGACGATTTCATGTTACCTTTTAATTTGAAGCATGGACATGGAAAATATCTTTATATCTTTGGTGAGAAAGAACATGAATACCCGAATCCTGAAATTTTCTGTAAAAATGGAAATAATTCTTCTGAAGACACTGACTTTTGTCATTGTTGCGGTATGCTAATACGAATACCTTGGAAGAAAAACGACTCCCTATGTAAAAAATGTAGTGACAGACTTGAAAGATATTATTCACGTTCTTATACGTCATTCCCTTGGAAAACGATTTTTACAGAACAACAAGATGCTAAAGATGTGTTTTTATTAAGATAAAAAAAAAACAAAAAGTGGGCTATTAACCCACTTTTTTTTATTAATATGTATTTGTTGAATCATGTTTATCAAACACAAATAATTTCTTAATTTCATAAGTGTTTCCGCCATCATCAAGCATACCTTTGTTCTTATTATTTACATCAGAATGTGAAAATATAAAAAAGTAACGCATATGAGGTGTTTTATCTTTTGGTAAAAGATCTACCTTGCCAAAGCTTTTAATATAGAATTTTCCATCTTCAACTCTACATTTAAACGCCCCATCATATGGTACTCTAACTTGCGACATCTTTACAAATTGTGCAACATCTCCAAGATATTCCTCATTTAAATCATCAAACTTATCATCTGAAAGTGTTTGATATTGTTGTATTTCTTTTAAATACCAAGTTTCAGTTCCATTTATCGCTTTGAATGACAAGACTTTCTCTTCAGGTGATTTAGGGGTCATTTGAAAAACCCAATTTTTATTTGTTGTTGTTTCCTCTAACGAATAAATTATACCTGCTTGTTCTAATGTGATGTATTGTTTAATATCAGCACAATTATGTTCCACAACTAATGTTCCTAAACGCACATCTGTTGATAGGTTTCTACGAACTTTTAAAACAACTTGAACAACGTCTTTTTCCATGACATTATTATATGTACGTTCAACTTCATAAGAAAACCAATCTCCATTTGCCGAATATACCTTGAATGATGCGTTATCAGTTGCACCATCGACAGTAACTAATAGTTTTATTTGGTTATCACCTGTGCCTTGTGCATCAAACTTAATATCAAAAACTTGTTTATTACCTTCTGTAACCTTTATAGAGCGTGCCATTATATTACAAAGTCTTTTAATTTTAATATTGTGGTAGAGGGTATAACCTGCATCAGATAGGGCATAATAATTGATTTAAAGTAATTACTAAATAATCTATTATTATCTAATGTTTTACCATCAGTTTTCTTTTTCACATATGATATTGTAAGAACCTTTGTGTTAATATACCAACGTTTCTGTGTGTTGCATTTATCTTCATTGTATGTATATTTTGCCGTCAAACCATTGGGTGTTTTATTGTAACGCACAAAATCAGTCTTACCATCCTTATTATTTGATTTACGGCTATTCATTATTTGAATTTTATCGCTTTCAACATTGTTACCAATATCATCAAATTGATATTTTTGTGCAACAGCACTTAAAGAACTATTTTCAATAAGTTGTTCATCAATAAGGTGTTTAAATGGTAGTTTCATATACTCGATGAATGTTTGGCCATCGTCATATTTACCATAACCTACGTGTGGATTATTAGCAACATTAGTTGAGAAAATGTTATCAAGATATTGCATCTTCTTGAAAGCATACACATAGCATCCCATGATTTTATCAACGTCATTCTTATCAGAATCAGGTAATTCATTTTTAGAATAAAACCAATCGCGTGACCCTACAGTACTACCAAAGATGTTTTCAAAATCAGTTTTGTTAACCATTTGTAGATTACCATTAGTATCTAATTGAGGTTTTACTACAATGTTTTTCCACGCATAGAACTTATGAGATTCATAATGATTAACCAAAATAAAGAAGTGTGACATTGTTACACCGCCGTTAATATCCATAGGTGGGTTCTCATCATATTTTGTATAATCGTTAAGGTTAACGACATAATAAATAGCATTTGTATCCAATGCATTTGGGTTTGTTGCAAGCATATCACCAATATTTCCAACAACATGCAAATAAGATAAAGTCTCTTGATAGTCAAATTTATCATCATATTGTTCTTCATCACTTGTTTTTACCATTTTACCCCATCCACCTTTTCCTTGGAAGATTAAATCTCCATCATATAACTGTGTGTTATCATAATATGGAACTAAGTATGAAACATTTTGTCGTCCAAGAAGTTCAGTTCGCATTGGAATGCCTGATAACGGGTCATTTTCGTAAAGTAAATCAATACGTTTATTCTTATTTATCTCTGATGCTAACGCACCTTTTTTATGTGAATCTACCTTTTTCCAATCAATGTTAAAATCAGTTATCTTATTTTCTGCCCAATTATCACCAACATAAGATTCTTCACCATCTAATGTACCATCAACACACTCATCATAACGTATCATTTTTTCGGTATAATATGCCTCTTCTTCAAGAATATATTCCCCATTTGGATTATTCTTTTCATCATATTTGCCAAGACCGAAAAGCCCTAATATCATTTCAATAGCTTGTTGAGTACCTTTAGTCTTCATAATTCTTTTTGCACTCAATGACAGTCGCCTCATAAATTCATTATCACAGACATCAGGATATACATCTTCTGCACGATACCTTATATACCATCTTGGTAATTGTGAGTTCTTTATTGTTTTATCAGTTTTTTCATCTTGAACCCACCAATTAGATTTTGTTATATTTTTAACCTGCTCGGTTGTAATAGTTGTATTAATATCATAATCACTACTAATAGTACTTACAACATCAATACCTTTAATGTTATTATTATCCGATAATAGGCCTTCAGGAACATTTTTTATTTTATCATAAGTGGTGTTGTTAATCAGTTTAATTGTATCAATGTATAATTTAACATCATCAAATGCACGACCAAGAACTCTAATAATCTTTTGCATTCGTTCACCACCGTCAATGTTATCTTGGGCATCACCATCATAATATTCACGACTATATGTCCAGTCAAAGTTTTTAATTGCCTCATGTGTCATTGACCGATATAGATTGTCAGACCATAGTTCGTCGAAATTTTGACCCATATCATATAGGTTTTCTACAAAATTAGAGAAAGCCATTGAATCAACATCAATACAATATCCATCAGACGGCCAAGTATATACTTTCTCAGGATAGTACCATTTGAAATTATGTTCTATTGGCGTAATGAATCTATTTGAATAAAATGGTTTAGTGTCTTGTCGTAATAATTGTTTCTTAAACCCAACCAATGAAGAAAAATACTCATTTATATGATCAGTAGTTGGCTGTAAACTTATTGTGTCACCTTTTTTAGATGGCATATAAGTATAAACAATTCTCCCAAGTATTGAATAAGCCTTTATCTCGTATTTTTTATGGCCAAAAGTTTCAATTTTAATTGTTTTTACTACTTTACCCTCATTATTGGATGGGCAATTTATATCATCAAACCCATCATTTATCTCATAAACAGCAATCGATGTTTTCTTTCTTAGATTCTCCTTTTCATCAGGGGTAAAGTTAAGGTATGTTTGATGATCAACTTCATCACCTATATTATAGACAACTTTATTATCATTTTCATCATTGGTTTCAAAGTTTGAAATAACTATCATTTTATTATCATCTTTTCCATTTTCAATGACACAATAGTTACCATAACTTTGCCCCATAAATCTCATTGGATTATCATTTTTTCCAAGCGTAACTCGTTTATGGTGTAAGTCAATGTTAAATTGATTTTTTAATATAAAGCCGTCTATTATATCATTATTAACTTCAATTTTATATTCTTCAAATTGTTTAGTTTTGTAAACATATTTGTAATATTTTCCGTCGTAATAATATATTTGGTTGAATAGGCCTGTTGGCATTCCATATGATTCAAAATATTTAATGTCAGAATTTTTTTCTTTAGTTAAAATTTTTACTTGACCATCAGATATATCATAGCAAATATCACCGACTTTATAATCAATTTCACCACGTTCTTCATTAATGATTTTAGGTAATGGACCTTTCCATGCTCCATTTACATAAATGTATGCATCACCACTTTTAAGTTCATAACTAACATCTAAATCAGATGGTACATAGTTTGGCATTGTATCAATGTCTACAACATTTCGTGTGGAATTTGATAATGGCCGTTCATTAGTACTTGTTAAACAGCCAGGGAAGTCGGAAACAATTTCTTCTATTGTTGCACGTATTAACTCAACACATGAACCATAATATGCATAATCTCTTAAATCATTTGTGTTAAAACTTGGTGCAATATTATTTACTGTTCCATCAGCATTTAATACATCGTCCCAAGCCCATTCCTTTGTTTCTGTCGTAAGTTTATGCTTCTTATGGTATGTTGGTATATTAGAGGTAGTAAATACAAAACTACCACTATTATACCAAATTCTACGACCACTACCGAAACGCAGGACATTCATACCCGTAGTTGTTACCCAATCTCGTTCCATTATCTGCCCAAGCTTAGTGTCTTGATGATTGGAACGCATTAGATAATTACTATTAAATTTTGTATATCTTTTTCCCATTTTTAATCACCCATTACTTCATCATAATTAGGAGAAAACTCAATATTACCAGTTCTATCTTTCTTAACCTCATATCTATCATTCTGAGTGTAATTATCCTTAAGAGAGAAGAACTCTTTCTGTGAATAAATTTCTCCATTTTCATTGTATGTTGTAAGCAGACCATTATCAAGAGAACGAATCTGATTACCATCAATTGCCGTATTAAGAGTTTCAATATCATGTCGGCATATTTCTACTTCCACCATTAATGGGTCAAATTTTGTATTAGAAATTCTAATCAATTGATTTGGTGAACCAATAAATGGATTCTCACCTGCCTTATAACTCGGGCTTGAATTTGGTGTTACTGTTAAGAAACACAACGAACCACTTGAATTAAATCTATAGCCATTAGAGTTACTATTAGATGATGATAAGTTTTGAGTAATTGGCTCACATCTATTGCAACCTGTAATAATACGATAATAATCTTGTCTTTTTAAACCATCACCATCATCTTCAAAATAATCAATTCGATAGCCATTAAGGTTATCTGTTTGGAAAAGATTAGATTGGTCAGTTTGCTCATTCATATCAATAATAATACCATTAATATCATTATATGCAGCTAACACACCAATATCTAATATCTTTGCTTTAATTTCTTTTGGCCTAATGTAAATGGTATAAAATCCAACATTTGAAAAAATTGAAACGGGCAATGCTAAATTATACATACCAGGTAATCTAAAATCTGACGTTTCCTCCTTCTCATCTTCAAAATTGGCAACTGATAGCATTGATGATACATCAGAAACCTTTTTAAACTTAGAAAATGTCTCACTTTCACTATTGCGTGTTGGCCTATAATGATAAAAGATTTCGACATCATTTTTTATATCAACGATTGATGGTCTTACTGACCCATAAGTATTATTCATGCTATATTTTTATTTGAGTATTTATCGTAAATCTAAATCTTCTTTGGAAATAACAAAAAAACCACCATTAGCATAGTTTTCCATATCTTCCAATGTTTTTATTTCACTAAATTTGATGTGTTTTTCAAATGCCTGTGTAACCCCACGCTCAATATTTACATCATCATTTACCTTAGGTTGAAAAGTAACCCCATTATAATAATCATAGCGAATTAATGGTGTATCTTCAAAATCTACATGCGTAATATCAACCTTCGCTTCAAAAGTTGATTTTAAATATGGAACTTTATTTTTATGTGGGCCAATCTGAAATTCATATACATCAATATTATTAGAAGTATCAAACTCCATCTTATCATATAACATATAATAGTTTGCCCCATTTTCTTTGCTTATATTTTGAGGTTTATAATCCTTATCAAACATGCCATTAACATAAGCATCAAACTTATTTTCCTCTACTAATTTCCATATACTATTCTCACCATCATCACTATCTCGATAATAAATATAAGATTCTGTATATTTCACCCCTTGATTCTTTCCATATTTTGTTTCGGTATCAGCTCTAAAATTAGTGAAATAATATTTGTAATTTAAATCATCATCTTTACTATACCAAGATAAACCATCTCGTTCATCTCTATCAGCCTTTAAATGTACACCTAACATATATTCAAAGGTTATTATTCCTGTATTTGTTTGTGTGTTGTTTTTTGCCGTTATATTTGTTATAACATCTCCCCACACGGAAAGGTTGATTGCAGTTTTTCCTTCCCACTCAATGTTGGTATTAGACCCATCAACTTGAACGCCACTTGATTCTTTGTCACCATTTCTAACAATTGCTGCAATAGTATCTGCATGTGTGTCACCATTATTATCTATCATTACAGCAAGATTACCTAATTCATCATATTTTGCTTCGCGATTACTAATATGACCTTTACGATAAAACCATAACCAATCTTTAAAATTTTCAGGCCTTTCCACTTCATCAAGTTTATTCATATAGGTCTCAAAACGTCGTAATGATGTCAAATGTGAATTAACAGTACCACTAATCATTTTAATGCTTTCTTGTTCTTCTGCTCTTACATTTTTCTTATCTTTCCATTCTTTATCAATCACCGCATACTTGTATCTATTTTCTGGAACATTGTTTTTATTAACCCAATTTAAAGTTTGTGGCTCCCAATTTTTATCTATTTTTTCACCTAATGGTGACTTCATACCATTTTCAAAGTAAATTAATTCTGATTCTTCATAATACTGTCCTTCTGTATATAATCTTCCAAATGCATCTTTTCTTTGGTTACTTGTTTTTTTCTTTTCAGCCTCTAAAGTACAAGTCCAAGTCAATCCATATCCATTTTCATCAACGTGATAAACAACGTCCCCCTCATAATATCTTTTTCCTGGTATCCACACTTGAATATATGGGGTCACAACACCTAAATCTTTAATCGTATTATTTAAATAAACGTTAAATTTAAGTTGTAAATTTGTGCCATGAGCATAGCCATAGTATTCTGTTGCTATGTCTTCAGCTTCACCAATAAATTTACGCAAAATCACAAGTAGTTTTGTACCATTACGCATGTTAAACTCTTCTTTCAAAGCTTCATAATATTTTCTATCATCTTTATTATGTTTTGTATGCTTTTCATAAAAATCTACTTGTTTTTTAAGTTTGGTGATTCTATCATACATGTTTTTTGCTTCACCCAAATAGATGTAGTCGGGAGCTAATGGGAACTTTTCTGTTTGTTCAACACCACAAGATGTATTTTCATTAAATTCTTCGGATAAACCAACATGTTTTATGCCGATACCACGCTCCATAAATTTTAAGAATGGCTCTTTATATTCATAGTTATGAATCTTAAAATCACCGATTGTTTCAGTCGTCTTAACTCTGTCCCATTCCTTATCTTTTATTGCACGATAATAAGTGTCTATTAAATAGCGGTATGAATACTCGCCATTAGACACTTTAAGGTCAGTACCGTCTTTACAGGTATAATTAAAACCACCTTCATTGTAGTTAATATTGGCTACTATTTGTCCATAATTACCTTCTTTACCTCGGGTGGCTTTTACTATTTCAGACTTCCCGTTATCATCTATTTCAAGGAAAGCAAATAAACCAGGCAACCTCGAAATTAGTTTCTCGTAACTTACTTTGTAATTAATTGTTCTCATTATTTTATCTTTCCTTCATATAGATTTAATATTATATTATGCCCATGTCCATTTTTAGTGGTAACACTTTCACCATAAACATCTGGGTCAAGATAATAAATGTGTTTCTGTGTGGTCTTATCATAACGATATTTCCATTTTATGTGACAATATTTCATATATCTTGCCGTGCCATACCCAATTTTATCATCATCTTTCAATGTATCTAAGTCTTTATCGAAGTCAATTTCAGACCAATCATAACAAATATCATCAAAGGTTTTTATTTTTCCTTTACCTTCATCTTTACGTTTCTTGTATCGGTCTGTGCCTATAGTTGGGTCTTCTTCGCTTTTTCTAATGTATGGCATCATAAATGGTATGGTACGACCATACCCTGCATGATTAAATTCTACTCTCATATAAATATCATTTGGGAAGACACCACCATTATTAGTTTTATACGTATAAAAATAAAACCCTTCACTTGAATGTTTAGAGCTATACTTATCAGTAACGACAAACTGAGAACTCATTCTCAGACGTTCAAGTTCATCAATATTATCTCCTAAATCCCCATTTTCTACATCAATACTTTTATTGCGCATTGGCTCTCTATTTACGCGAACACCGTTTACATTATATACCGTATAGTTTTCTTTGTCCGTTAATGACGTTCCAATTACAGCCAATGGTTCGCCATTATTCAAACATTTTTTCTTATGGTCAACTTCTTGTCCATTTTCAACCATTAAAGCTAAACTATTATATTCATTTACATCTATTATAGAACCTTTCTTATATGTCTTACCTGTTTTTATATTTTTAACTGTTTCGTTGGTCTTATATTCCTCTTCAGTATTAATATTTTTGATATATTTGGCAAATAATTCACCACTATCAATAAAAATTGTTGAAGTATGTAATAAATTTTGATTAGCAACATTGTCAGAATCATAAAATGAAATACGCAAGAAAGATTTCTTTAATTTACTTTTTTGATACTTCACATCATTATTGTTAAAACCAAGATAAGATAATAAATCAGATTGATATTCTTTTAATTCATTTCGTTTTTCTCTATTTTCTTTATAATCAGCATAATTTAATTTATTTATATCATAGTCAATATTACCATCGTAATTCTTTGTTTCTTCATTTTCGATTTCTTTTGAAGGTGCATTCTTATAATAGCTAAAATAATCGTATTTGTTGGATTCTGATATATCTGATTTATCTAATGGATAATTAAACACACGCCCTTTTAAATCAATTACTTTTAGCTTCTTTTTGCCGAGTTCTTTGGCTTTATTTTCATCAAGATCTTTCTCCAACACTCTCGTTCCGTTCCAATAACAATCTCTTTTACACTTCCATTCTTCTTTATTTTCATTCTCATCAACAGTATCACGATGTTCTCTAAAATGTAAGTTAAAAATAATCTTATATGCATCATCATATTTAGCATTCACATGTGAATATTCGCCATTTTTATGACTTCCTTTATGTATTGCAGGGGTATATAAATCCTTTTCCATATCAATTATTGGATTTATCATCATTGATTTTGTTTTTTCAACAAAATTTGTTTTTAACATATCATTATGATGTAAATCGTTCTCAAATTTTTGAGTTAACGGAATTTGAACAACATTCACTGCAGTGTCAAACACAAGGTCAAAAGTACCATAAGGGTTATCGTACATTAAATTACCCCTTTTTATAATTAGACTACCTAATGAACCCTCTTGAAATGGTATATCATCTTTTGAATTATGAACAATTCCATTTGGGAATACATTATCATTAAAGATAGAAATATCATCACCAAGACTTTTTTTTGATGTGTTCTTTTCATTTAAAGGTAAAGCATTATCTCTTAAAACCCATTCACTTACTTCATCAATAACAATACCATCAGTGCTAAATTTATCATAATTAAAACTAAGTTTTGTTTCATTTTCAATATGGCACTCTTTTTCGACTCTTAATCGTTCTAATGATTGAGTTGAATCATTATATTTGTTAAGATACAAGTAAATCTTTGGATAATCAATTTCTTCAATTATTTCTCGCCCATATTTTGTTGTAGCATACATGCTAATTTCATCACCAACATCTATTTTTTTCACTTCATTTGGTGCACCAAAAAAGTGTGTGCCGTTAAACTCTATAATAACATAATTTTCACGAGTATAATAAATGGTATCTTTATCCAATTTTATTGCTTTCCGCTTAGTGTTATCATATTCATGTATTGTTTTAAAACTTACGTTTGAACCAATTAAGCAGCCCTCTAAATTATCTCCAAACAAACTAATATCATTCCATGTGTCATTTTCATAGTAAAAAATTGTATTGTCTGACACTAATTCACCATCATTATTCAAGATGTCACGACCATTCTTGCCATAAGCAGCTTGATTCGTTTCAATTAACTGATATTTATCAGCTTTCTCAATAGCAGAGTCAAGCCAAGCTCTATCCACACTCATTTTCTCCCATCGATTGTTAACATACCTAATTAAGTTATAACGAGTTTCAACGAATATTTTATTGATATTTAATTCTATCTCTTTTTTTACATTAATTGTAAAGAAGTTATTAGCTCTACATGCGGACGTAACAATAACATCTTGTATGTGGTTTACTTTTTTAAATAATTCAGGGTGTTTAATGTCATCATTATTAATTACGAGTTCTGTGATACTTGTTAAACGACTTCCATCTTGTACCGTGTATAAATCTTTAACCCAAAACTTAAACGTAACATCATCTGAATGATTTACGACAGAACCAAAATCTCCATCGGGTACATCAATTGATGTCCCATCTTGTCGTTCAACCTTGATTACATCTAATCTTTTAAGGTCAACACCCATTTTACTATTTGTAACTTTAAATTTTAACATGGTACTGTTGTATCTTTTGTTAAGTAATTATTTTCAGGTTGCTTAATTCCTGCAGGGTCATTAGGAAACGCAGGGTATCTATCATCACCATCAAAATATAAACCATTTGTAGAAAATGGGTCTTGACGTTTTAAGTAAAAATTAATACTTTGTGTGACATAGAAATATCCATTTGCAAATATAAAATCATTTAATTCCCTTGAACGGCTATCACCAATATTAACCAAATCTCGCCATAAATAACGATTACCACCAATATATGTTGCGTAATCAGGAATATCACTATTCTTTCTTCTAAGGATTAAAGATGGGTATGTTATATCATCACCAAACTTACCATTAAGAATATCACAAAGTTGAAGCCAACTAAACTTTTTTTTATAATGATTTTTTTCATTTAAATCATAATTTATGTTACTAATAACTTCTTTATCTTCAAAGTCAGTTGCATTTTCAATATATTCTTCATAGTTGGGAGACATTAAGAAATTTATTTTATCAATTACTCTTACACATCTTGTAACATATCTTTTATCAGATTCATCGTCACAAATGAAAATAATATCATTGACATTAAGCCCATGAGCAATTAAAGTTGTTACTTGTATCAATATGCCATCTTCTTGAATAGGTTTTACCCTTCTTATTCTTAAAGAGTAATGAGAACCTTGTACCACTCTCGTATATTCTCTAATCTTAATAGGATAATGTGCTTGGTAATAGTATCCCTCAGGTCTTGTAATTGTTCCGTAATCTTTAATTTTGTTTATGTTTGCATCTTCATACTTATTCTTTATACCATAAACTGCTGTATATTCTTTAACTTCAAATAATATCTGTTTATCTCCAACAGTTCTAATTTTATCATAATCATCTTGAAATATCTCATGGTATTGGTATTGAGAATAATATTCGTTCTCGATTGTTTCTCTCTGTGCAGTATTAAAACGATGCATCACTCTACTGATTAATTTTTCTTTAAAATCAACAGGATTAAATTCAACTAAATCACCATTAAAATAAGTGTTACGCCACTTAATATCATCATCTAAATTTAGACTATCACTATCTTTACTTATTTTATGATTCATATTGCTAACTTCATTAACAACATTTGTAATATGATGGACAGACGATAATTTCTTCCAATAACTAATTGGTGCAGTTGTTTCTTCTGTATCTAATGCGCCGACGTACATTTCAAAGCCACTCGTTACTTTACCAAAACAATGTGAAAACTCAATCTTATAACCATTATAGTCAACCCCATATAGTTTTTTAAAGTCCTCCTGTTTAGTTTCATATTCTTCTTGCAATTTTTTATTACTATAAAAAGGTTCTTTTTTATTATACCAAACTTCGTGACCTGCGTTGTTTTTTACAAACGTATAATATATTTCTGATAAAGGTCTTCCTAAATTATCAGTTAGACCTTTAACATTAATTCCATCAGTAAATGTGATTTGTGCAACATTATCGTTGTATATACTTGAAGCAAAACCTAACTGATATGTTTCATTACTAAAAGTTTTTTGGTAATTAAAATTAACAGAATCCATTGCATTTTCTTTAATATACGCATCAAATTTACCATTAAACTTTGCTTTATGGGTGGTTTCTTCCTCAGTCATTTCTCTTTGTGCACCCTTCAAATTTGGTATTTGTCTAAATTGCCTCATGTAATAAGTTGATTTCACACCATTAACACAACGTCGCACTCTGAAATTTGTATACCTCAAAAGTTTATTAAGTAACCCTGTTTTCAACACATGGTCTTCATCATAAATGTCTTTTTGGTCATCTATCGGTTTACCCTTCTTATCGTACATTGAATCATAAAATGGTATTAACTTACACAGTTCTTCATACGATGCTGTTGGATTTCCCTTGATAGTTTTTGCAACAAAAACAACATATGATTTATAAATTTCTTTTAATAATGACACATCTGATGTATAGAAATAATACTCATCGTTATTTCTACTCATATCACCAACATTCGTTACCTTATGATATATTTCTGACTCATAATACACTTCAGTTCCATTCAATGTATTTTTCCCAAACTTATCACATTCACCATATGTTTTAAGTTCATGACGATCATCTCCACAATATTTGTCATTATATGGATTTGTATAATACAAATAGAACATATCACCTTGTTTTAGACCATGTTTGGTATATGTACGGAAAATAATGCTATTTCCACCAATTCTACCTGAGCCTAACTGAGCAGTGACAATTTTTAAACCCATCCATCTATTACCCTCACTTATAGTTTCATCAACATAATCACCAAAAGAATTGATGGAGCGTTTAATATAAGAAGAACCACCAAGACATATTGGATGTTCATAAATGTTTTTATATGGATATGTTAGTACAACATTCCAATTATTTTCATTTTCGTGTGTATATTTGTTATATTTTGGAGCAAAAGAATATAAACTTCTATCAGGGTACATATCTATGAACTCACAAGCCTTATGATTATTTAAGGCTTTACCAATATCCATACTATTCCATTTTCTGTCGTCTATTTTTTGTGGGTCAATTGTTGTGTTATTTGTAAATCCCCACCACCCATTATCTTCATACAAATTTTGGTTTATGCTTTCATCAATAGATAATATATCATCGTGCAAATATAAATGTTTTTCATATTTAAATTCCTGCGTCTTAATTGACTCAAGTGATTGGCGTTTAGAAACTTTTTTATAATTACCATTTCTATCCCTCAAATAATCAGATAACGTATTAAATACTTTTTTAGCATCTGTTGTTGGGCCAACTTTTGGAATTGGATTAACAACCTTAAATGATGTGTTTCTAAGTAAATGATTATCAAAGAAATCATAACCTGGGTGATACTCAAACCCACCATGTTCTTTACTTGAATATTCAGTATTTGAAATCATATGAACACGGTCAGGCTTATCTAACCCAATTGTGTTATCGATAGATATTTCATTACTGATGTCTCCTGTGTTACTTTTATCCGTTATAACGATGGTTTCATTAGACCCCTCATCTTTTACAATTTCAGTTAACGCATTAAATAATACATTAGTACAATAAGGCACAACAGTTAGAATCAAACGGAACTTATTTCCCGCTTGACGCTCTTTTTCATATACACTCCTTTGACTTAATGTTGAACTAACATTTGGAAAAGGTATTGCCTTAGTTGTCTGTTTAAGATTAACGTCAACCTTATGAGTTGACGGTAATCCTTTTACAGAATCTGTTGCACTTGTTCTTATTTCGTGTCTATTCATTATCTAACTTTTGTTACTACTATAATATCTTTTTCTTTATATTTTATCTCGTGCATTGCATTTGCTTCTGAGAACAAGATAAAATCACTTGCCTTTAAGTCAATTAAATTAACATCTGTCTTTGTAACATTGCCATCCTCAATATAACATGGGTCATTTGGGTCTATAAATTCTTGTGTACTAATATCTTCTGAATACCCTTCACCATATTTGTTCTCACATAACATATCAACAAATTGAATTACACCATCCAATTTTGTTATTTCTTTTTGAAGGTCTCCAAGATATATATCTTCGCCCATTTGATGTCTACGTACGTCCATATAATCACTAATTTTTCTAATGATTCTTTGTACAACTTCTGATTTATCATAAGTTTTATCAATATAAACAGTCACTCTAAACCCAACATTGATAACTTTACCAGATTTAATCTCAACAAAATCATTTACCATCTTATACTGAGACAGATATTCTTTCATATTCTCGGCTACAGTCTCACTTAATATGTTTGTTAATTTACCATTACTATCAAGGCCTAATGTATAAATTGCAATTTTATTGTTCTCCTCAATAACACCCATGCGGAAAGGTAAACCATATTTAGCAGGGATTTTAGTCAGGCGAGAATAATAATCGTTAAGTGTCACGCATCTATTCTGTTCTCCGTTATTATATTTAATAAAATGCTTAATTTCATCAGCATTTGGAAGGTCTTTACCTCCATATGAAACAGTTGGATTAGTTACTTTAATACTATCTTTAACCGCACGTTTTTTGGCTGCATCCATACGATCATCACAATTTCCATCAATGTTATAGTTAAGTGAAATAACATTATTTAATGTATGCTCTGCAATATTACTAATCTCACCACCACCAACACGATAAAGTACATAAATAGTTGTTCCTGTTTCAGGCAATGCACCCATATAATCATTAGCATACATCTTAGACATCATATATTGTGTAAATTCTTTTGCATTGTCAGGAATGTTACCATACTGATTACGTATACCCGCCCCAAATGTAATCTTTAAACGATAGTCATTAGTATATTCCGTTATAAACTTGTTTTTTAGTCTTTTCCAACGACCTTTAACTGCAACTCTCATTGGGTATAGTTTACTAACTTCAGAAGATTCAATATCGTAATCAGGCTTTTCACCTTTCTTAACTTTTTTAGCGTTATCAGAAATCTCTTGAGTAATTATTTCTGTTGCATCAACAACTTCCCAAACAGGATTATAATAATGACGATAATTTACTAATTCATCTTTCTTATTTGGATAACCACCATCATACTCTTCTACAACATACCCAAAACGATATTGGTCAATTAAATTATCAACTTCAAAATAACGTTGAATTGGTTTTCCGCTATAATCATAGTATGTTTCCTTATCAACATAAAATTCAGCAAGTGATGGGTCAGATGTAATGTCTTCCCCTTGACGAACAATAATACTTTCAACATTAAGAACGTTTTTATCAGAAAGAGTAATTGACATAAATGGTTCAACGTCAATAGGTTGAACGGTCATTTTATAGATTTTACTCTGTGCTGCAACGGCAATGGCAAGTTTTTTATATGTGTAATTCTCTATATTGCCATTAGAATCTCTATTTGTAATAATTTCCCTATTGGAATAACCATCACGATTAAACTGTTCTTTAAAATCTACATCCTCATCCAATTCAAATGTAACAGAACCTGTTGAAAACAAAGTTCCACGTCTAATATATGGGCAATAATCTTCATCAGGTGTAGATAAACGGCCATCACTATTATCACCCGTGTCATTCACTGGTATTTCACAAGTTAATTCAACTTCAACAATCGCAGCTTTTTGACCGGGTATTCTTAATCCATTACTTCGTGCCAATGCAACCAAAGATGCCATTTCTTTGGCACTTTCAAGATTAGTCTCTTGAAATACTCTATCAGTATGGAAAGATAGATTGTCACCAACATCTGACACCAACTCAATAAGCCACTCACCAATTGAAGAATCATTCAAAGAAGCAAAAACATCAGGGTAATATTTACGAGTTAATTCTCTAATTTCATTTTTATAATCGTCGTAATTTCTTGCGACATAACTAATTTTATTTTCAGCCATTTTATGTTTATTTTTCTATATTATAAAGGTGTCTGTATCTCATATAAACTTGTAGAACCATCATCCTCCATTACAGAATAGCGTATTTGAGCATTTAACCCTAATCCATCATCTGTTTCAACTATTATAATATCTTCTAAGGAACAATCAGGTATCCATTTTTTTACTGTTTGTTTTAAAGTCAACATTACATCACTAAATGTTTCATTCTCATTTGGGTTAAACAAAAATTGAATTAAATTAGTTCCAAATGTTGGCCGTCTTAACCTCTGACCAATTGGTGTAAATAAAACGTGCATTAACTCACTCTTAACCATCTCAGCCTTTGTTGTGTTTAAGTCTAAGCATTTACCCGTTTCTGACACTATCTGAATTGGAAATTTTATTCCATAATATTGGGTCTTACCCATAAAAAAATCCTATATCTATCTTAAAGATAAATATAGGATTTATTACTTTTAATATCAATTCAATTCACTCTCTTCAAACTCCCCATCAGCGTTCTTTTCCCATATAATTTGGTTTTCTGAACCTCTAAATGAAAGAGTTGTATTTCTCTTTGAGAGAATAAATTTACCATCAACAATATAATCACACAGACTGACAACTTCCTTTTGAGCCTCATCAAGATTTTTTATTTCGTCCATAGTAAAACCTGTATATAACCATATGTCTTTCGTATTTCCGAACCTTTCTCTAAATCTCTTTACAACTCCTAAGATTTCATCTGCACTAAATAATGGGTCTCCACCTGTAAGTGTTAGCCCCTTAATATAAGGTTTAGACAATCGGTCAAATAAAATATCTTCAACCTCTTGTGTAAATTCCTTACCGGCATCAAAAGCCCACGTCTTAACATTGTGACAGCCTTCACATTTATGTTTACATCCACTAACATATAATGCAACACGGAAGCCTTCTCCGTCCACAATAGTACAATTAATAATACCACTATATCTCACTTTATCCGCCGTTTTTTTAATTATACTAAAATGTGTTCTTCATGCTTCGTTCTATCTTTAAATTCACTCTGTTTACCTTCGTTGAATCGACGCACATCAGAACTTAAATAGCCTGTTACACGCCCAAGGTGTTCAATGTTATCACTTTCACATACAGGACACGTATCACTTTCCATATCACCCGAATAACCACATTCTTTACAGTTGTCAATTGGGAAATTAATGGCTGCATAAGGAATGTCCTTATCCATCATGTAATTAACCATATCCTCTAAAGCATCAATGTTGCTTCGCACCTTTGAATCCACTTCAACATAAGTAATACAACCCGAAGAAGAATAACCTGTTAATTGACTTTCAATATCAACCTTTTGGAATGGTGTCATTTCTTCCCAAACAGGTACATGAATTGAATTTGTAAAATATTCTCTATCAGATACCTTTGGAATTACACCATATTTACCTTTGAATTTTTTCATTGCTGTAAAACAAAGATTTTCAGCCATATCTCACCCTCGGTTTCCCGATATTTTGACTTTTAGGGGACTAGACTATATCTTCACCCTCTAAACCATTTAAGGTTTGGTAGGGGCTTCACATTTCCACGTTATGTGTACTCTACTCAGTTACTCTATATTTAATTTCTCAAATATATACCTTTTCGATAGTCGTTAGAGAACAAAACATTTTTACCATTTTATATACAAATAGCAAAGTTTTATCCTACGGGGTTAACTTATTTTAACAGTTAAGTTGTTAAAACTTAGTCTTTCTTACTAGATTATTACTCTCTACCCGTTTAGTGAAGGATTTGTACATAAGATTACTCTTATGCCGCCCACTCAAATCTAGGCGTATAATAAACTCCAAAATTCAACTTATATTCTTCCTTAAATTCTGAACATTTCTTTTTGAACAGTCTTTCAATTCGTTTTGCGACTTCCATACCCTCTTCGGTTGTGTGGGTCTTACCAATAAGAATTTGAAGACATTCAGCCAAGCCAAGTTGCCCTACTGCCAAGGTACCATGTTTAAGTGCAGAACGAATACCCTCCTCAGGAATGTATCCCTTCATCGTTCCATTTTTCCACATAAATGGAGCACTCTTAGGATTCTGTGACGCAATCCATTCAAATCTGTCAATAAGAGAATCCTTTGTTTGGTCAATTTTACGAGAGAGCAATCTCATAAACTTATCCAACTTCTTTTCTTTATCACCTGAAATGACACCTTTTCTCAAATCTTCAAGCTCAGATTCTTCCAAGACTTCCATTGCAAGTGTTGGTAAAATAATTGTCTGTGGACAAATATTTCCTCGACCGTCTTTCAGTTGTTCAAAACCATTAATATCATAACCATTTGCAGTTCTACACGTTTTTTTCTATTGTTACCAATAGCACTGACTATATCTTCCATCAATAATGATGGTCTCGCGCTCCGAATTAGTGCTTATCTCTAATTCTACTCCCTTACACTCATCAGGGATAGTCGATACACATTTATGGATTTCTCCAATTTAGCACGGATCTCATCCTTATTTTCTATAAATAAGGACCTAACCGTTAGCAAACCATTCTTAATGGTTCACACCCCTTAGCAGGGTTCACGAGATTTGAAATGGGCTGTAGTTTCCACTTACCCATTGTAGAGAAGTATGAACATGGATTGTTCTTGTCGTACCCTTTATTACCACTCCAATCAATATTAGCATAGTTAGGGTAGATTCGCTTTGCAGTAGACTGAAGTGCCTTTCTGAATAAATAATAGTTTGGATCACCAGGCTTTCTATTAATACCCTTACCTAATTGGAAAATACCACAAGGGAAAATTGGTGTGAGGTGATGCTTACCTGTTCCTCTAATAGAACCATCAAGCAATGCTTCAATTACCATTTGTCCTTCAGGTAGTGTACAAGAACCATAGTTCAATGAACTAAATGGCAATTGAGAACCTGGGCGACTTTGAAGAGTATTCAAGTTATGTATCAAAGCCTCAACAGCTTGCATTAACTCAATTCTTGTATCAAACAAAGCAGCGTTAGCTAAATGTTTATCAAGTTTATCAAAGTTATCAAATCTAAAATCTTCTGTCGTTAGATTAAACTTCTTTAAAAAGTCTTCTTTATGTTTATCTACCCATTCATCAATTTCATCATTATTCATTGAAATAACAGATAGGGTATCAAAATCTTCTTGACCCTTTATGTAGTTTAGTACATAATGTTTAAAGAATGATTTACGTACATAAGGAACCATCGTCCAATCCACGTGTGTTGCACTAATTCCACCAAATTGTTCTTGTGATTGAATCTGAAAATATACTGCCGTCAATTGCATTGCTGAATTAATACTTGCAGCAGGACGAATATCTGTTTGACCAACCTTAGCACCGTTTGCCAAAAGGTCATCCAACGGTAAACTTAGACAGTTGTGTTCTCCACTTGCATAGTTGTCGAGGTCATGTACATAACTTTCATTGTTGAGGTGATTTCTCTTAGTTTGTTTTGAAACACAGTTATTAAGAGCAAAATCCTTCTTATATACATTACTTGCCTCAGCCATTCTTCCACTAAATGAATATTCATCAAGATTAGCGTTCTGATTTTCCACATTCTCAGCCATCAGTTTCTTCGCAAACTCTCTCGCAAGACCCTTTCTTTCATCTCGAATAAGTTTGTGAGTTAGACGATAGTCATGGAATGAAATTGCCACTTCAACATCATTTTCAAATAAACACTTCTCAATACTATCTTGAATATCTTCCACATTTAGTACTACATCTTCATGTTGTTCGTTTACACCCAAACGATCAAACACACATTTAAGCACATCTTCATCTAATTCCTTTCCTATAGAATGATAAGCACTTTCGATTGCCTTACGCACCTTTTGTTCTTGAAAAACTTCTTTTGTTTTTTTGTCTCTCTTTAATACTTGAAACATTATAAATTATTTTTATTATTTTATTTTGACATTAATAAGTATGCAAGTTTTTTAAAAAAAATCATAATAAAATTGTCATAACTACATAAATTGCTGTGTATCAGCATTAAAAAAAATATATTTTTTTCTGTGTTAAAAACAATAATTTTAGATATTTAGTTAGCGATTTTTACGATTTTTCATTACACTATTAGCAACATTTTCTCTTGTGCGTTGCAACTGAATATCTTCTTGTTGTGCAATAAAATCAAGTGCTTGGTCTTCCTCTTCGTCAATTTCAAAACGACAAGTACCATTATTGAATTTTACATTAGGCATAACAGAATCATCCATACGTCCTGCACGGAATTTTTCCAATGAAATTGTTACACGATGGTTCTTTTTCTGCTCTTGTGTTCTTGCCAAGGTAATAATTACGTGTCCAATTTGAATCTTTTTTACAGAACCACCACCTGAACTCAAACCAAGAATCTCCTTATCGAAAGAATCCTTTGTACCCTGAATAGGAACCCAAAGTCCTGCTTCATATTTGTGTGCCAATGCCTCAAGTTTACGCATAGTACGACCTTCCTTAGACCATTCACTATCAGTTTTATCTGCACTGTCATATTCCAAGCATTCAAAATAGTCAATGATAATCAAGTCAGGTTTGAACCCTCGTGCGATACCTTGCTTAACAATTTGTTCAATTCGTCCAACAGTAACTTCACCACTCGGAAGATGGAAGCACCACAAATTTTCCTTAATCATTTGTGCTTCTTCAAACAATTCATTCTTAAGGCGAGATTTAACATCTTCTTTAAACTCAGGCCTTGACAAATCAATTGCATCAACACCTGTAAGCCAACCGTAATACTTTCGCTTAATATTAACATCCTCATCCTCAAAATGAATATGAAGAACCTTAAACCCACGATAATCATTGTCCTTACATTTATAAGTTGCTGCCGAGGCTGCAAACCCTGTCGTTGCGGATGATTTACCGACACCAGAGGGTGCAATAATCACACCCAATTCACCCGTACCAAGACCCCCATATAAAGCCTTATCCAAACGAGAAAAACCTGTGGGGATTACCTTACGATAATTTTCTTCAAGTGCCTCATCAATACCGTCCATAGGGTTATATCCCATATCAAGACTAACATTAGTGTCAAGTGCACCTCTAATCAAGTCTTCAATATCGTAATACTTAGAAACATTCCCCTCTTTAACAATTTCAATCGATTTATTAATTGCCTTAGTCAAGTTTTGTTGTTTAAAAAACTTATCAGCTTCTGATTTAACAATATCTTGTCCAACTAAATCAATCTCACGCAAAACTTGAAGTGTAGACAAAATGGTGTCCAAAGTGATAGCATCATGCACATGGACACGAATATACAAATCCATATCTACATATGTTGGAGCAACCCCACTTTCATTGTAACGGTCTTTCATAAAGCCAACAATACGTCTCAAAACATCCTCCGTGAACATGTTTTGGTCAACGATTGGGTTAATCATTGTAAAGAATGTAGAATCTTCAAAAAACAACTTAACCAACTTGTGTTGAAAATCAATACCAAGATAACCCAAGTCAATCTTTGTGGCATCATTAGCCACTTTTACCACTTTTTTTGCCATTATTTACTTATTATTTTAAATGTTTTTTTTTATAAATTCGATTGAAAAAATAAAAGGTGTCAACGATTTTGTTGACACCTTAATTGATTACATATGACGATTAACGTAATCAAATTTTGATTGAGGAAGGTGTCGTTCAATCGAACGATTATATGCATTAGTCTTCTGACGAACTGCATTTGCCCATCCTTTTACAAAATCAACAGGATAACTTGTGTAATAATACTTCTTATTACCATATTTTACACTTGTAGTGTACTCCTTATCAATTGAGTTGCCGTCATCATCAACATCGTTACTAAGGGTGTCACAAAACAGCTTAATGATGTTGTAAATAAGGTCTGCTCGCCCACTATTAAGGCTTTTTGTCATTTGCTGACTGAAGGTCATACGCATTGGGTCTACATTCTTATAAGATGCGTTTGAATTTGAAAGGTCAATACAATTACGCACATACTTCGGATACACAGTTCCGTCCCAAACCTCCCCATACACGACCTTATCATCAAAAAGGTATGTGAACTTTAATGTAAACGGCGAATCATCAACCTCTTCTTCAACATCATAATCGATGTATGTCTTATTGAGTACTGTACCATTAGACAAAGTAACTTCACCTCGTACATAGTCTTGATAGACAAGTGTTGCATCACCACCATTAAGTCTCTCACCCTTATAGAAACCTGTAAGTTTTGTACTCTTACCCATTGTAATGGCCGTGTAAATGCGACTTTTAGACTCAAGATCACCCTTAATCATATGCACAATGTCGCGAATTGTGTAATACAACTCCTCTGAGTTCAGAGACTTAGGGTTAAACCCATTAACTTTAAAATAACGCTGACAAATAATGTTACCATTTGCAGAAAGTACAAACTGATGTCGTTCCTTCCATTGTGTGTTGTCAATCACCTTTACTTCTTTCTTTAAAATTTCACTCATTACGAAATTCATTTAAATGTTTAACAAATCAATTAATTATCTATTTTTTAATATACTATAACTTACATTGAATTTAGTTGCAAGATTTATTGTTTCATGGTTAAAACCACTTGCAATATGATTATACTACAAAAGCACTCAAATAACAAATCAATATTGAATATTTTTCTTCTCTTTTTCCATAACATTCAGATATTCATTGAAAAAGTTGCCAAATGTTGTTGTATCTTTTAGTTTATCAATATCATATTTCAAAATAATATTATACAAATTCTCCAAACTTCGCCCTTCAGGGTCGATTGGTGCATACATTATTGTATCCATTAGCTCCTTGGCTTCATCAGTCATTAAAGGATTCCTTAAATCGATTATTTTTCGATTTATTTCATAAATCATATCCCCTTGAACACCGTCTGTAACCCTATTCACAATATTTTCAGCCCACTTTAATGGTTTCTTCTTATTTTCTTTGCGAACTTCATTTATTTGACGTGCCCTATTAACAACTTCTTCTAATTCAATCTTTCGAGTTTTGAACTCTGAGAAATTATCAAACAATGTTTTCTCACCAACCCCATTTATTCCTTTAATGTTATCAGACGCATCTCCACAAATCATTTTTTTAAGAACAACATTCTGATAATTATAGCCCATCACATCTGTATGATTCTTCGTGTTAATAAACTTTTTCAATGATTGCACATACACAATAACATCATCAGAAATTAATTGGGTTAAATCTCGGTCATTAGATACAATAACAATGCGTTCATTAGGTTTCTTATGTGCAACATAATACCCAATAAAGTCATCTGCTTCCGTATAATCGCACAAACATTGCCTAATGAACAATTCCTCTAAACACTCCATAACAACGTCTCTCTGCCAATAAAAGAGGTCTTTATGTTTCTTTCTTTCAGCAATCTTGATTGGGTCTTTTTGTTTAAAGAAATAATTCTGCATAGATTTTATCTTACTGTTAACAGCTTGCATATATGGAGATAAACCATTCTCTTCAAATTCCTTATCACGATTAGCTTTATATTGACTATTTAATTGATAACGCAATTGTCCAGATTCTTGACCATCCCACATAACGTAAACATATCTAAAATTTCCTTTCTGTAATAACATTTTTATCTGTAAAAGGAAGGAAAATACTCCACCTATGGGTTTGCCATTAGAAGATAATGTATTATCCGCGCTTAAACAAACTTCCAATATGTTAGAACCATCAATAAGAAGAGTGTTGAATTGTTTTATCCCGACATTAGGTTTAATCTCTTTAATTTTCTTCGGTATTGGTTGTTCCATCTTCTATATTATACTCTTTTTCAAGTTATATTCAAAATAATTTTTTCAAGTTATTTGTCTATTAAGCATCATCTCGAACTTATTTTACCACTTTTAATTTTATTCAACAAAAGTTCTTTATCTTCAAACACTTCATAGGGATATTTAATGCCAAGGTTTGAATAATATAATAGTTTAATTCCGTTTTCTTGACATTTCTCAAATTTACGTTTATCACGTGATAATATCTTACTATAGATATTATAACCACCAAAAGTCTTATCATCTAAAAAATGTTGTTCACCCTGGCACTCAACACCAATTTTATAATCAGTGAGGTAAAAGTCTAAAGATTGCTTATCTAACCATTTTGATCTGTATTGCTCTATAAATTTAATATTATTTTCAATAAGAAAAATACGTATTTCATTTTCTAAATGGCTACTACGACATATTGGGCACCCATTATGGCATTGTACGTGTTTGTACGGTGTTTGCCAAAATTCACCATGTTTAGGGCAAATAATACAAACCTTCGTATCTATATTATAGTATTCTGATTTAGAATAATCATATTTATTTTGATGTATAGCCCTTGCTTCATTTATAAATGTTTTATTATCTTTACATCTTTTCTTATGCACCATATCAGACCCACACTTCCTACAACCATATTTTGTTAAGTGATTATTTGGCTTTTGCCAAAACTCACCATGTTCAGGACATATAATACAAACTTTAGTTTTACTATCAACATAATTTACTTTAGAATAATCATATTTATCACCATGGATTATTTTAGCTCTGCGTATAAATTCTTTTGTCCCCATACATTTACCTGCACAATATTTACATCCAGACCCATTTAAATGTGTTCTTGGTTCTTGCCAAATTTCTCCATGTATTGAACATAATATACAAACCTTTTTATCCACTCCTTTAAACTCGACTTTAGAATAATCATACCTATTACCATGAACTTTTTTAAAACGATCAATAATACTTTCTGTGCTATTATTTTTACCCTTACATTTAGGACATCCCTGTCCTTGTAAATGATTACTTGGATTTTGCCAAAATTCACCGTGTTCATTACATATAATACACACTTTAATATTATTTTTTATATAATTAACATTAGTGTAATCATATTTATCACCATGTACTTTTTTTGCTTTTTCTTTAAAAATATCACTTTTGTTCATTTAATATTATGATATTACTATTTCATCTCAAACTTATTTTACTATTTTTATATAATAAATACAAAAAAAGCTGAGGCATTTGCCTCAACTTTTTATATTTAGTCCATATCTTCTTCAGTTTCGTTGAACTGAACATCACCTGCATCAATTGTAACGTTATTTTCTTTACCAAGTTCATTTAACTGTTTAAGAATATCTGTGATATGTTCCTTCTTATACTTGTCCAAATCATCAACCCCAATGAATCCTTTATCACAAGCAACTAATGGACCTTCATAGCAAACATTATGTGGAGCATCAAGGTGATTCTTCAAAATCTTAATCTTTGTCTGAATACCATAGGCATAATTCAACCCCTTAGATGTGGCAGTAAGGCGTTTAATACCACTTGTCAACTGTCCACCCATCAAGACTTCCATACGAGTAGCGTATTTTAACGATTTTCCACCCTTTGTTTGCATTATTGGGGTAGATGATACAGAAACTGTCATACTATCCATCCATACCTTATTGATATAAAGCATAGTATTTGAATACTTGCAAGTAACCTTTCTTGATGCGGGTATTCTATCATTTACAATACCACCAAATGCTTGAGAAATTGCAGCCGCTGACCACATTGCATTTGAAATCTTTGCCGCCTTATACTCCCTATATGAGCCAACAGAACCAACACTATCCCACACAAACAAAAAACCTTGATTAATATCTCCATTTTCTTGCGCATCAAGTAGTGTGTTAATGCACATTGCAACATCTTCAATTACAGCTGTTTTTCTCTTTGTTTTTGTTTTAGTTCCTGATGAATAATCCCATTCCCCAAATTGATCACAAAGAATAGCATTGTTATAGTATAAGAAATTACCATCCCATTGGATAATTCTATTTTCAATATGTGAAGTAATTTCACCTGTATCCGGATCAACATCTTCAATCTCAACATCACCATAAATTGGTTCAGCTTCAAACCCCATTTGCATTGCATATTGGAATGAGAAAGCATTTTCAGTATCAATGATAACAGGAATTAATCCCTGCTTCTGAGCACTAACGATTGCGTGATTAATCAGTGTTGATTTACCAACATTACTATGTCCAATGACACTAATAACAGTTGATTGAGGAATACCAGGTAACTTAGTAACATCTTGAAATGACTTTGGCATCAAAATCCATTCTTGTGGTTTATTTGCATTACTTACTTTAAATGGTTCTCCTTCTTTCACATTGAGACCCACCTTTTCTTTATAAGCACCAAGCCCAGTTTTTTTAATTGTTTGACCTTTTTTAATTGGTTGCGACATAAGTTAATTTTTATTTGTTATTTTCATTATGTTTTTTCATATTTTCAAACCACATGGTATAGATTATGACATATTAGAAAGGTAAATCAACCTCGTCCTCAGCCTCGTCCATAATAATTGGCATATCTGCTTGTGTAGAACTTGTCGGACGTTGTTCATTCAAAACCTCAGAAGCAGCTTCTGCAATCATATCAGCATTCTTTTTTGCATCATTACGTCTCTTTTCCGCTTCCAAGAAATCATCTTCGGTCTTTGCAACAAACTTTCCGACACTCTTATCAAAATAAGGAATCATATCATCAGCAATGATTGAAAGATAATCATGTGATTTTACTGTATACGCATTATACCATTTCTTTACATCATTAATCCAAGCATTTCCTTGTTCAATATCTTGTGTTAGTGGTTTGTTAATCGATTGGTCAGTAATCAATACAGCAATACCCTCTTTTCCATCTGAACGTTCAGTTCTCTTCAAATTAAGAATAATATCTCGCCCATTATCAAGGTCAAAAATATTATAATTCGGTTCACCTGCCTCTTCCATGTCACTCTTGCGTTGCTTATACAAAGCAATCAATGAGTCGTAAATACCTTTACCTTGGGTATTTTCGTTAAATCTCCAAAATTTAACACCCTCATGTTCCTTTCCACGTTCAATAACGCGAACAATATAAGTCACCTTACTCTTTAAAGAACATCCCTTTTTAAATAAAGCCTTAGACTTTACTTTATCCGTCTCATAGCAATTATTCGCCTCATTAAAATAATATTGAGCTTTTTCGCAAATTGGACATCTAACCGACGGGTTATAATCGGGAACTTGTGAATCATTAATACATAGGAAGGATTTAAAGCCACTCTTCGCAATACGTGGACTAACTTTAAGATTATGCGTTTTAACCGCAATTCTAAAGTTTCCATCATCACTACTTACAGGCAAAATTCTAATCTTGATTGTTCTTTCATTTTGTCCATTTTCCAACTTTGTGTCTAAATAATTTTTAGCATCAAAATCATTCTTTTTCTGTGTGTTCGTGCTATTAGATACTAATGAATCTTCAACGACACTACCGCTTACATTACCATTAAAATTTCCCATTTTTAAAAAAAAATTATTATTGTTATATTAATATTATACTACTTTTTTTATTTCAAAACAATTTTACATGTAAAAAAGTTGCAGTTAACCTACAACTTTATTTATTAAAATAATATAATTTAAAACTGTAAGAAATCACTCAACTTTATATGATTCTCACCAAGAGACTTTAGTATATCCCGTTCATTAAAATTATCAACATCACTTTTTCTTATCTCAAATTCTTTCTGTTCATCCGAAGTAGAAACATCATTATCACTAATTACATTATAATTTGGATGCTCCTCTTGTTGTTTTTTCCAATATTCATCAGGACGTTCAGAAAATGGATAAGAAGCCAAAGAACGCAAATTAAGTGTTTCCTCAGCCGTTGGGTTTCTCTTGGCAAATTCATGTTTAAGGTCTTCAATCTTCTGATCATTAGCAGCAATTGCGTCCTCAAACTTAGAAATAACGTCAAGTACCTTGTTTAACTTATCATCAACATTATCAACCTTAAATTCAGTGGCTTCTTGAGACTGAGTTAATTCATCCACATCAACAACTTCATCGCCAGGCTGTTCTGTGTCCATCTCAACATCTTCAATATCCATATCATCGCCAAAATCGTCAGCCAAATCATCACCTTGCGCATCAGGCATAGGGGGCATCTCATCACCCATTGCATTTGAATCACCACCCATATCACCATTCTGAGGTTCATTCATCGGTGGCATCTCATTACCCGTTGGATTTGCTTCACCACCCATATCATTCCCCTGTGGTTCATCCATAGGAGACATTTCACCACCAGTATCGTTAGGGTCTTGCTCATCTTCTACCATAGTGGCATCGTAAAAACTATATTCATTAATCTTTTGAATACGTTTCACAGCTTCACTTAGGTTGAATTTTTTTATTAAGTCATCATTCTTTTTCATCTTAGTCGTTCAAAAGCATTTTATTGTCTTCAGTTAATAGAATAGTACTGTTTTCTGTTCTTTCATAAAGACCTTTATTATCCTTTTCTACCTTAACTTTAGAATTTGGTGTTTCACCATTTGCGATAGACTCTAACTGAGTTAATTTATTTTCATCAACCATATCTTTACTCTTTTTTTGTTTTTTATTTTCCTTTTTATTAGAATTATCATCTACCACCTCTTCAACAATAGATGTGGTAGAAACAACCTCTCCTTCATTAGTTGTTTCCTCAACATAATTTCTGTTTTTAACAGAATTATTTATAGGTTTTACAACTCTTCTACGAATATTTTTACCAATAAACATTGTTGCCATATTTTATAACCTAAACTTTTAAATAAATATGTTTAGTTTTCAAAATATTTGTTGAGCACCATATATTTATCAATTTTTTCCCCAATAATATGCTTTACTGTGTATGGAATGTTTGTAAAATCATAAATAAATTTATTATTTTCATTGCCATTAAACAAATTTAAAATTTTCTTATGACTTATTCCGAAAAACTTACTTGTCGACAATGAAAAACCGAAGACTGTACTATATTTCTCACAATAAACATATAAGAAGCGATTGTTCTCATTAAAAATTAATTTTTTTTCATTAGATTTTGCAAATTTTATTAGTTTTTTAGCTGTTTCAAAATTCAGTTTGATTAAATCAATAAAAGTGTATTTGTTTCTATCACAAAACTCTGTAATAACTGTCGTATAAAATTCTTTTAAATCATTTTCATAGTCTACACCGCGTTCCGTACGCTTAAATGTCCAATATAGATTCTGATCAGGATAGTGTTTCTTCAAAATGTTGAAACCATTAATGTATTTCTTTGCTAAATCATACCCAATAATGAGTGTAGGTAATTTTTCATCTCGACAACTTATATCTCGGCACTTATTAATTGGTAAATCAAAATTCAATTTATTTGAACTCGTAATAATATTCGCTAAAACTTCTTCCATAACTTTTATATTTTACATCAAATATATTATACCACAAAAGCATAAGGCTTCCAAAACAGGAAGCCTTATTATTATTATGGTGTTGTTTCCAAAAAGGTGTTCACTTCAACTTCATATCGACTTAGTGCTGTATCAAGTGGGTATGGTATCCTCATACGTGCACCATCAGGGATTAAATACTCTAAACTCCCTAAATGTGGATTGGCCAACATAATCAACCAAGCATAATCAGGAGAACTATAATACTTGTAACTAATATTATCTAAACGCATCTTTGTTTTATCAAATGTAATATACAAATCCGTATTATATTTCTTCAAATTTATTAAAGGTATCATTCTAAAGTTCCCACCACCCCTTAATCTTTGGTATCTATCAAAATATTTTATTCTTGCCATTATTATTAAAAGTTATTTTTCATTATTCATACATCTGTGTTGTATAGAATTGTGAAACTGTCTTACCATTTTGGTAAGTTTTCTTAAAGTCATCACTTCTATTTTCATTGTCAAGTATCTCATCATGTTGTATTGCACCATTTGTCTTATCTGACCAATTTCTCTCAATTCTATCTGCACGGTTATCATAAAGACGAGCATTTGCGTAATAGTTAAACGACATTGCGTTCTGTAATCTTCTTACAGGACCTGTCATATCACCACCACCAACAAATTTAAAACCAATTCTTACATTAGCAATCAATGGTTGAACACCTGCACCTTCAACATTTAAATCCCAAACTAACGGGTCATAATCAATATCTAAGCTATCGATTACAATCATTTGATTATAGAAGTCACCTAATCTTAACACACAATATGGCGCACGCCCGAAAGCAAGGTTATTTGCACTCTTTGCAAATTTACCATCTGATGCACTTACTGTATTACCTTGTCGCATACATTGTTGCAAGAAAGTTAAACGGCCATTAAATCCTTCAGGTGTCATTGAATGGAAAGCAGGGTCAAAATATTGTAATTTATCCATCAAACTACCATATACAAATGGGTCTGTTTGTTCTAAAACCTTAAAGAAATGATATTCTTGGTCATATCTTAAACGGTTTTCATCTGTTTTTCCATTACCATATCTTGCAACAGGTGTATTATCTTCTTCATTCATATATGAAAGTGAAATATATTCACCATCTTTCAAATACCACTTCTTACGTTTATCAGTATCCTCAAATATTGGGTATTGCTTTCCGTCCTTATTGGTATATTTTTCATTAGTTGGATTAAAGCCAATAGATGTTTTTCCACCCTTATTGTTTGCAAGATTTTTATTATCATCTTCTGTATTGGCTTTAGTCTCCGTTGGTGTAACACCTGTATTATTTGCCTCAGAAGCCTTAACCTTACCACTACTTGTAAACTTAATTATAACCCTTGCATATCTCCATTTTTTTGCATTAATTTTATCCTCACCATTACCAGAAGCAATAATCCATTCTTGACCTTTCATAACTTTATCGTCCACATCTTTTTTGCCAATACTATCTTCTATTGCTTTCGCACCACCATTTACAGAAAACCCATAATGGTCATTTAGTAAGTGTTTGATCCAAAATACTGCAGTTCTTGCTCGGTTCATACCCAACACTTTATTTGTCTCAACATATCCATGTGCACTTGCATAACCTTCACCGACAACAGAACTAAGATCACTCTTTGAACCAATTTCAAGTAACTCCTTTAATTTATCAATACGTGAGTTGTTATCTCCATTTATGTTGCACCTTTCTGCCATTACCTTAGATTTACCATCCTTACCACCAAAACCGCCGTAAAGTACATAAGCAATTTCCGCAAGTGTAAAAACATAACTATCGTCTTCACCCTTTAATTTATAAAATCCTTGATTCTCAGAATCTTCTTCAATTTGGTCTTTAAAATTATCATAAACAACCTTAATGTCATTGTTTAAACCAAAATCTGTTCCATCAACATATGAATCAGGAGTTAATAAAGTTTGATTATAATAATGTAACTTTTCTTCAATGGTGTTTTGTGGTAATACATATCTACCATCAATTCTATAATACCATTTCTTACAAGTCTTTGGATTCTTTCTACCTGTTGTATATTTTTGACTTCTTGGTTGGCCTTTTAAACCTAAACCTGTCCAATAGCGTCTGCCTTTCTTATCTTTAATGTTATGGAAACGGTCTGTACCTGAAATATAATTATTTGCTTCTTTTCCTAATCCACCTTTCTTCATTTCATATCCATTCCCCATATGAGTTGTATCAGTAGTGTTTTCATCTAATTCTATATCATACCCAAATGCACTTCCAATTGCACCATTCGATTTTTGTGCGCCTTTACCTGTAAGCAAATATGGTATTGCCTCGACTTTAGACGTTGCATCGAAATGCCTCCCCTCAATTGATTCATTAGACCATTTATTATCATAAGTACCACTGTAGTTATTTGGATAAAAAACATAAAAACAAATTTGTTTTTCACCCGGTTTCTCCTCTTCAGGTGTTGGTTGGTCTAATTTTGGCTTTTCTTCTGGTTGTTTAACGTGATCATGCCCTTGTGTGTACTCATCAGTTAATGGTGTTGGTTTTGCTAAACCTCTTAAACCACCTGCACCGCCAGGGCCACCACCATCACCCTCCCCACATCCAGCAAGGAATCTTAAAATGTCTGTATCACTTACTTGATGACGATTTTCATTACTCCACGACACATAATCAAGAATAGAAGGGTGGTCAACAACTAACATAAATGATAATGTACCCGTTCTTGTTGTATTAGTGTATGTATAAACATCTTCACCTCGTCCTAAAAACGTATTACTATTCCATTGTGTTGTAGTCGTTTCATTAAATTTAATACCATAAGGAGGAAACCACATAATACGACCACCCAACGGGCCACGCTGTTCCCAAGATAATGCCTGTTCAAAGCTATATGGGTCATATCCTCTCCAAGCAAGATTCTCAATTGAAAACATACATTGTTTGGTATGAATGTTAGTTGCTCCACCACTTTTGTATTTTGGTGTTATATTCACCATACCATTATCTTGAAGAACTGAATTTTGCCAACCTGTATTGGATTCTTTCTTCCAACCCCATTGATTTCTTGTGGTACTATCTTTATCATCAGAAAATTGACCCCATTGGTGAAAATCTTCTACAGAAATTCTACCCTCATAATTACCTTGACTATCAACAGTAGAAAAGGGTCGAATTGTTTTATAATATCTATCATATTGATGATGATGCGTCCACACACGACAATAAGGGTCATCATAACCACTACGATAACTACTATTATATCCTTTTTCAGCCTCTTTTGTCAAAAGATTTCTACCATGTGAAAGACCATACTTAGATTTTGCATTATCAAGTGGTGATGGAATTGTATTAGGGTCAGTGTGGAATCTTGAAATTATAGTCTTAATTTTTTTTGAATTAAATAGTTTCTTTGTTTTATACATCAAACTATTTCTATTTTCAACTATCCACTTATTAGCAAATGTACCACTATTCTCATCATCAGGGTATAAATTTTGTGTTACTGAATATAAATCATTATGCAAACCTGAATAATTAAAATGATTAGAAGATTCAAGTTGCATTGATGTAGTTTCATCTCCAATAAGCTGATTTTGTCTTATTGTTTTTGCATAACCCTCATAATAGTCATTATCACCAACATGCTTATAGTGTCTAACATGTTCATTAGTTACAGTATTACTATCCCCTGTAACATCAACACCCAAAGCATTTAATGTTATGTCTTTCTCTTGTTTGTTAAGACGCATCAATCTCTTCATGAACTCCCTATTCTTGTTCATAAAGTCACTTGAACTCTTTATATCCAACCCAACCAACACTGAATACAAACTATCAGCCTTATTTCTACCGTTTAAGGCTTCATAGTCAATCTTCTTGTCTACGGTTTCAATAGATGCGTTGAGCTTATCAGCAACTTTGTACAACTCATCCATTGTCCTCTGATCTGCAAATGTGCCAACAGTACTATTAAAGACACTTCTACCTAAAGTGCCTAAAGTATTCGTCGCAGAGCCTGTAATTGTATTTGCCTTCGTTGTTACTATTGCCATTTTTTATTAACTTTTTCTTTATAAAAATAAATAATGGGCAAGTGAAAAAACACACCCACCCAATATTCCTATTTCTTCCGACTACTTGCCTTCATTTGTTCAACCTCTCTTTCGACAGCCTTATTATGTGTTTGAATATAGAACTTTCTGTCTCTAATGGTCATTTCATAAATTTCGTCCATCGTTAAATCCATATTTTTATGACACATCCATAATTCTTGTTTAAGGTTTTTTTCGTAATTATCATATATTACCGAAAACATAATCGTCGATTCCAAGAAAGGTATCAAAAGTGCCCCCCCCGTCACTTTGTGGTACATTAACAGTTATTTTCATGTTAACACCAGGAGTATTATCATTTACAAATGTTCTGTAAGCAAATGCATCCTTAGCCCTCATATTTTCGATATAATTTTTGATAAATTCCTTATCACAATTTCCATTAACTGATTCAGTATATTTAACCATTTGATTTGTTATACTAAATGTATATAGATTATCTGAATTAAATTCCAAATCATTTGTATTAAGAATATCATTAATATCAGCAAGACAATCACCCAATTCACTTCTATCAGCATCATTAATCGTCATACGATTAATACTATCTTGAAGATTCTTCACATATTTAATTGCCATGAATTTCTCATAATCAGTTGTTCTTGATACAATCTCATCACGAACTTCATTTTCTTCTTTAATGTTCAGATACTTAAATTTTATAACATCGCCACTTTCGGTAACATAGTCAAAATAACCATTTTCATCACCCTTAAGATTAAATGGATAATACTTAAATGTATCCAACTTTACATTGATTGGATATTGCTTTTCTGTCTCAGGGTGTCTTGCGACAATGGGGAAATCAGTTCCATAACCCGTTGCACGAAGCCAAAGTACAATTGCATCACGGTCTCCCTTACATAATTCATCAACTTTAATATCTTTATCTAAAATCTTACGCTCAAGAATCGTATCAATAAGTTTTCCATCACGATACATATTTGGAGATGCAATAATATTCTCATCAGCCGCCGTTAGGTATGCTACGGGAATACGATTCTTTTTATGAGCATAACATTCGCCGTTTGAAGGTAATGGGAGAATATCATATTGGATATTGCTTGGAATCGTTGATGGATCAAAAGAATAATCATTATTTTCTTCACCATTCTTCACCATCACTCTTTGATTATCTCTACCCATCTTAGATACCTCTCCTGTTATAGTTACAGATGTTGTAGCCTCTTCTCTTGGCTTAATCTTCTTAGTCTCAATAACAGTTCCGATTGCCTCTTCAGTTGTTGGGTTCTTTGGCTTGTCAGACATTGTATCAGTAGAACGATGTCTACGTCTTTCTAAATCTTTCTTATCTTTTGCAAGAGACTTCTTCATTAACTCCTCCTCATTATCAACTCTCTTAATGTCTGTTGGGTCAAATCCATTTTCATCCTCTCTCTGTTCAGTTCTCTTTGTCTTACGATGTCTCTTACGGATTGGAGCACCTTCCGCTGTCGCTACAATTGCCACCGCTTGTTCCTTTTGATGCAATTGTTCATCTGTAAGACCCTTGGCCTTTAGTCTTTCTTCGTACTTAGCCTTATACTCTTCGCTGACCTCGTTATAAACCATACTATCAACCTCTCTTTTAGTCGCTTGATATTGTAAACGAGCCTTTTCATAATTCTCCTTAATTGCTTCATCAATTTGTGCAGCTCTGTCCTCCTTTGTTTTCTCATCCAATTTCTTGTTGTCATAAACCTTTTGTTTACTCTCTTCCAACAATTCTATTGAAGACTTAATTTCTGCAAGCTTTTTATTTCTATCAATTGTTGCCATTTATCTATATGTTTTTATTTATTAATTTCACCTTCTAAATCAGCAATCTGTTTCTCAATCATATTTTCTATCTTACTAAGATCAAAATCCTTTAATGACTTTCCATAGTATTTATTTGCAAGGTCATTATTTTCAGTTTTAGCGTTATCTATCTGTTCAATAACCTTCTTCTTATCACGTTTATTTATCTTATTAGTTATATTAACAGTTTTAACCGCATCATCTAACATCTTATTTGAATTTTTAAGGACTTTTAATTCATAATTTTTAATTAATTGGTCATTTACAAATCGCTTTTCTTCATCAGTATTCTTAACTTGATTTTCACTAAAATAAGTTTTATTCTTTATAATTTTCTTTTTCTTGAAACTCATTTCCAAATACCATTGATGAATATCATTTGACTTATAAGTAAAATTCTTTCCATGATATTTTTTCAATTTACAGCCACTGTAAACAACCTTATACACTTCATTATTAACGGAATCTAAACGATACAATATAACATTAAGCTGCTTCTTAAAAATCCAAAATCCTTTAGACCATTCATCTAATGTTTCTTCAATAATATTATTATTATTTAACATATCATAGACTGTAATAAAAATGTTCTCATCATCAATCGAAAAATTATTAATCATATGTGGGTGAAGTGTGACTAATCCACTATTATCAATTATTTCCACCATAAAACTTCGATTAGAAAACATCAAACTTTTATTAAGTTTTTCAGTCTCAATTCTTGGGTCAACCATGTCTTCTTTCATTATCTTTATTTTTATTTATTTATTCTTTAACAAACTTAATTTGATCAACAAGTAACACAAAAGAATAAGGTTCATCCATAGGTTGAATAAAACGACATTTCTTCAAAACAGCCGTAGAATTATCTTCTTTAATCTTAATTTTGAAATCTTTTTGTGGTAAATGTTTAAGAACTTCCTCCTCATCAAACACATCTTCATAATCAGGGTCATCCATTAATCCCCATAATTTCATTGATTCGTGTGCCCACTGATTGAAATCCGTAACCAAGTCTGTATTCGCTTTCATCTGTTTAGGATTCAAATACACATAAAGCATAAATGGCTCATTTTCCTTCGTATTCTTTCTATAAATTTCATCTAACGATTGAAGTGTCAATTCTTGTTCATTCATATCATATAGTAACGCTCCACATTGATGAAAAGAATATGTCTGTTGTGTATAATTAAAATGTCTCTTCTGCCAAGGGTTTATTGCAATATTATAACCTAACTTCTCAGTTTCAGGGTTTGTGACCATCTCATGTACACCAACTCGTCTTTCCTTCCACTCAGTTGTTTGCTGCTTTACAAACTCTTGCCTTGTAATTGGTTTATCATATTTGAACCCGTTGCTACAATCTCCATTGGCATAAGGTATAAAAATCTGAACATTCATTACTTAATATATTTTATATGTTATAAAAATAATTAAAAATTAAATTTATTTCAATTTCATAACCTTTTTCTTCTTTGTTTCAACAATTTTAGGAATAAAAACATATTTTCTTAACTCTTCAAGAACTTTCTTAGGGTTATTTCTAATATCATATTCCCAAAATCTCAATAACGGTATTCCGTGTAACTCAGCCCATTTATTTTTTATCTCATCAACTTTTTTGTTGTGCTTTTGAGTAACCGTTAATTTGCTTTCATCTGTAAAACGAGGATCTGAGTGAAAAAATGTTCCGTCAATCTCAATTAAAAAATCTATTGGGGTATGTTGTATCCCCTGCACAACACTATCAAGACCCTCTTTATCTTCTGTTATATACTTAGCCTTTGTGGTTATAATAGCAAAATCATAGAAACGCTTTATATCTTTCGCCTCGTATTCATAAATATACTTTATCCCATACTTGTCCAAAAACAGATGTGCAAAATACTTTTCTAACTTAGATGTACCATATTTAGGTTTCTCTTTCTTTACTTCACTATTAGTCTTTTTAATTACTTTAATTTGTTTTTTAACCTTCTTTTTCTTAGGGGTTATCTTTCTCTTAGGTTGTTTCATTTATACATTCATTATTCTCATCTATATTATAATTAGATTTATTAATGAATTATACAAAAAAGCTAAGACTGAATTTAATCAATCTTAGCTTCATTCTTATATACGTATTTTATGAGTCCGCAGTCCCAAATTTTATAGAACCCTAACTTCTTAGTCATTTCATTCTCGGTCATTGTAAGTAGTAAACCATATTTCTTATGGAGAATTTGCTTACGGAAGCCAAATTTATGATGTCTTTCAATATCACCACCAATGAAATATCTGTAATCAGGTTTTAAAAATTCTACAAACTCAAAACCAAGTTTAATGTAGAGATTATCCGTTGGATTTGTTGTCCACCTTCTATCCGCAAATGATTTAATTTCCTTGAAGTCATAATTCTTTACGAAGTATTTAAATAGTTTTCCACCTGCACCAACACAATTATAATTGTTATCAGTTGCAAAGCGATTCAAATCCCAATAACCATCCTTTTCCTTCTTAAATCCCATTAATCCAATTAGTTCATTTTCATAAAACAAACCTAAATATACACTTGCACCCACATATCCTTGGATATGGTTTTTATTTAGAAAGTCCTTTGCTTCTTCTTTATTAACTTCTTTTACATTACACTTACGAGCAAAGATTTTCTTTTTATTGGTATCAATATTGGCAATATGCCTTATTTTACTAACAACAATATCCTTTCTATTAATCCACTCATCTTCGAATATTTGAATCAGTTTAATGCCCTTCTCATTACATTCATTCAATTTATCAATATGGTAATTTCTATCTTTACCAAATTGTTCTGAGTGCCATCTAAGGCCATTATATTCAATGCCAAGTTTTAAGGATGGAATATAAATATCAATTTCTTTTCCATTAAGTATTGAACGATTATTTTGTTCATACTCCAACGGTTTAATAATATCAGCAATCTCATCTTCCACTTTGGAATTGGTTTTAGAACATTTTTGACAACCGTGTCCACCCAAATGATTATCGGGTCTTTGCCAAAATTCACCATGCTCAGGACAAATGATACAAACTTTTGTACGCTTATTTACATATTCTGTTTTAGAGTAGTTGTATTTTTCTCCATGTACCTCTTTACATTTAGCAATAAAATCATCATTATTTGAACTAAGTTTGCTCTTTACAGTTTCAATTCCACATTTTGGGCACCCAAAACCACTAAGATGATAAGTAGGAGCTTGACTAAAAAAACCATGAATTGGGCATTTTATCTTTATTGGTGTAAAACAATCAATATATTCACAATGAGAATAATCATATTTATCACCATGAACTTTTCTTGCCTTATCATTAAACTCTTTATTTGCCCTTTCATTCTTTTTTAAACTGCTCATTATTACCCCACATTTAGGACACCCTTTCCCTTGTAAATGTGAGGATGGTATTTGCCAAAATTCACCATGCTCAGGACAAATAATACAAACCTTAGTATGATTATTCACATACTCCACCTTAGAATAATCATACTTATCACCATAAATTTCTTTGCATCTTTCAATAAATACATCCTTAGGCATAGCCATTTTTTTACGATTCCTCTCTTTTGCGCATTCATGACACCCCCTGCCATTTAAATGTTCATTAGGTCTTTGCCAAAATTCACCATGCTCAGGACAAATGATACAAACTTTTGTACGATTATTTAAATACTCAACCTTGGAATAATCGTATTTTTCTCCATGTATCTCTTTTGCTCTCTTTATAAAATTATCAGTTGTATTTGTTCTTTTTTTTGCTCTACTAACTTTTGCACATTCAGGACATCCTTGTCCTTTAAGATGGGAATGTGGGGTTTGATAAAAACTTCCGTGTTCATGACATATGATTTCTACTTTATTAATCATTTTTGTGTAAATGACATTTCGGTAATCATACTTGTCACCATGAACCTCTTTAAATCTATTAATTATATTCATCATAATATGTGTTTGGGTTATTAATAATGCACTGCTTATTATCCAATAATGGATTGTGTCCAATGCATTGTCTATAATAATTATACTCCAAAATCACAAAAATAACAAATAAAAAGCACCAACAAATTAATGTTAGTGCTATTAATTTTTTGTAACTAATTGAAAATCAGAAACTTAGGATACAATAATCCGGACGAATTGTGATTTCAATCGTTGATAAACCATCATCGTCATACGCTAAATCTCCGAAGTTTACAGTTACTGGCATGGCGTTCTTGATCACCCACTGTGAAACAGCAGTACCTGTTGGGTCAAGCATTTCAAGAACAAGGTCTCTCTTATATGCAACAGCATAACCTTGACGACCTGTTACAGATTCAGAGGCAAGACGAACCCATTCCATTACTGCCTGAGAAGCAGAAGGTCCGATTGGGTCTCGGAGTGTAACACTAATTTGTTCCCAAATGTAACGACCAACTACCCAAGTGGAAGTATTAAGGAACTGAATCTCAGTCTCGCCCATCGTGATTGTTGGTCTTGCTGCGTTAGATACCCACCACTCTTGTATTCCCAAGTCAGAAGGGAAACGCAATAAGAATCTGTTTTTTCTAAGTGGCTCATATTCAATAGGAGCCTTAATAAGTAAGTCTGACATGTTTATTGTATATTAATTTTTATTTTACGTAAAATATTATCTTGTATTGTTATTATCGTCTGTTTGAAGTGCTGATTCAATAGCTTTATCACACATCATCCAAATCTTTTTCATCATCTGATAAGATTCTGATGTTGGGTCTTCTGCTAAACGAGCAATTGTCTTAAGTGCAATTTGGCGAATACTATCAATTTCATTTTTGATTGGAAGAATACCCTTTTCCATTGCCATAGCATCTCCTTCTCCACTATCCATGCCATATTCTTCTTCTCCTTGTGAAATCACTGGTTCATCGAAATCTTCCTCAGATAAATACCCCTCTAACAATGGCTTTCTCTTCGTTTTATTTTCAGCCAACATTGCAGTAAGTTCTTTAATTGGATTATTTTTCTTACTCATATTATTAATCTAAATTATATAACAATAAATATTACATAAATAAAAAAAAGAGAGCCTTTAAGACTCCCTTTTTTAAATATTGTTATTTTTATTAAACATCTGAAATTTGCATTCCACTTGGAAGAACTGCCAATGTAATATTGATATATTCCAAGTTTGGCATCAACTTCAAGAACAATTGAGCATTCAATTCAAGACGTTCACGAGCTTCTACTGAATCATCAATTACAATCTTGTAATCAATCAAACCTTTATTATCTTTGACATTGTCAAGTACAGGTTTAATGGCTGATTCAAGAGATTTTCCCATAGTTTGGTCATTAGGGTCAAAAATCAAACCAACACAAGCCTTACTAAGAAGTGACTTAATACGATTCAACGCACGACGGTGTGAAATTCTATTCATAGGGCTTTCATGTCTTTGGAAATTCTTATCACCCCACAAACGTAAGCCATCTTGTGCAAATGTGTTTGTAAAGTTCAAACGACCTGTATAAAGCTCATCTTGTTCACCCAATTTAAGTGCCTTCTTAGGAGCAATAGCATTGACAGTACCACGATTCCAACCCACGGCTGCATACCAAGGGAACTTGACATTATCTGTATAAGCAAAGTTTCTAACCATATCCTTTGTGGGTGGCAAATAGATATATTGGCTATTAGATGCATCAAAGTACTTATTCCATGGATATGAAGAACATACATAACTACTATCAATATCACTATCTTCAAGATTGTCAACTGCATCAGATGGAGTAAACATCTCAATAACATTATCATTTGCACCTGCAGGTTTATCCGGTGTTGTAACAACGTAGATAGAATCTCCACGTTCCTCCTCAACCATTTCAATTACCTCACCAACAAGAAGTCTATTATTTACATAGTCAATACCAGGGGTTGCCAAGTGGTTAATATCAATAGTCTTAGGATTTGCAAACATACGAATAGCAGAAAGGTATGCGTAATAGTCAGAAGTCAAGTTCTTAGAATTTTTCTCAAAACCATAAGCCTCTGGGTCACGGATTACATTGAAACTTACACCCTCACCACTAACAGAGTCAAGTTTGCCACGGTATCTGCGATAAACGAAATCATCCGTATTACTTCTCGATGTACGATAGTAATCCCAACCGTCCCATCCACCATAGAAGCATAATGTGAATTTACGATTACGTTTGTCTTCATAGATAGTATTCAACATTGTTTCTTCTTCTCCAAAACGTGGTTCAATACCAAATAAATCAAGAGTATTACCTGCAGCAACCGTTACCCATTGATAACCTGAAATACCATCAACTGTAACCTTCTGAGGTTCAGCAGAACCTGTTTTATACGGTGGTTTAACACGATTTTCTTCATCGGGAACACCTTCAAAAATACGAGCATCTAAGTGGAAACCAGGGGTTAATGAATCAGGAATATCATTATAGGCCTCAACACCTTTATACTTGAAAATATCAGGGTCAATACCAACAATATCAGATAAACCAAAATATTGTTTATTTAAACGCAAGTTACTATCAATATTCGTGTTGTATTCAAGATATGGTTTATGTACATTTACTTGTGTTTCAACAAAATCTTCACCAAGATTTTTTCCTGTAATTGCATAACCATTGAAATGACGTACAGGATAACCTAAGAAACCTGCAGGCACAGAAATCTTTGTTTTGTCAGTCTCATTAACCTCAACAGTAATGTACTTAGACTTCGTTGCATAATTTTCATCAGTAGAACCAATTCTATATGCAATATAGTTAGGAGAACCAGGAATAAGGTCACAGCCCTTATATTTTTCTAATGTTGAAATTGCACTATCAGAGTCGTTGTAATCACGAACCAACACATCAAAAGTACCATGTGCAGGGTCAATGTTCTCAATAGATACCTTAACCTCAGTATTTGCAGTATTACCATCAGAAATCGTATGGAAACGGAACAACTTTGTAAGTTCAACCTCAGTTGCAGAACCCTTCATTTCAGATACAATCCAAGGAGTTGAAGCATAACGATACTGATCTTTATAATTGTTCATATCAAGTGTAACTGGGACTACATCATCAATACCTAATTTCTCAGACTTACGGTAAACATAATATAGTCTATCCTCAATTACCTCTACAGCATCCTTGAATACATGTACATCATCAACATCAAGTTTATGTTCTGAACTTAAGAACTCAGGTACATATTTTGTTTCTTCAACATCATTTTCATTTTTTACATACTCGCCATACAAATATTCACGTTTACCATCAGGTCTTGTATGAGCAACAACAGTATAAATGTGACCAACTTCACCATCAGCCTCAACCCAAGTCGAACCTTTATCTGAAGATTTATGTACCTTCAACGGTTTGTTATCAAGCGGATTTACAGATTCACTATTACTAAATAAGAAACGCTTACCAACATGTCTACGAGTTAACGTTGTATTATTAAGAGTAAGGATAGCATCAACAGCTTTATGATTAGGAATAATCTTAATTTCAGGATAACTAACAAGATCTGTTGAAACATATTTACCCTTTTCCTCCTTAATTTCTGCAAGAGCGTTAATTTCACCACGTTTAATCAATTGTTCTAATGCGATGTCGTATAGTTCTTCAACATAAATTTCGCTTTCACCAACCTCGGGGTCTTGACCTAACACGTTAATTATATAATTCTTATCACCAGGGTTTAATGAAACTGAATAGAATACTGTTTCATATGCACCTTTTGCATCCTTACGACTTGTTTCTACTTCCAAAGTAAAGATACCATAGTTATTAGGGTTAATAGTCAAAACACCCTTTTTCTTATTGAAAGACGGATTACAATCATCAAGATAATCAAGTGAGTCACTTGGACGAATCTTCACGTTTCTTGCGTAATAGTTGATACCATCATAATCATAAACATCATTACAAATACCTGCATCAGGGTCAGCCTTTCTCTTAAAAGCAGCCTTAACGTGTTCACCACGCGAACGAATTACTGCAATAACAAGAGGTCTATCCTTTGTATATTGTGTGTCTTGTTTAGTTGCTTTATCATCATATGCCGTAATGCACCAAGCAGCACCTGCATTAACACCTGAAAGGCCTAATACACGGCAAACTTGTAACTGCTGTGATTGCGAAAGATATTCTTTTGCAATATAAGGGAGTTCATACTTTGGATATTGACTACCACGGAACTTCTCTGTATTTGTACCTCCGAAGAATGTTTGGAATTGTGCCCAATCGCTAACCTCAATTGGTTGAAAAGCAGGACCTTTTTGTGTTTCACCTGCAACACCCAAACGAGTAATACCTAACGACTTTTGTGCATATGTCAATTCCATTTCAGAGAAATAAACACCAGGCGTTGAGTGAACTATCTTTAAAGTTTTTTTATCTGCCATTTTATGTCAAATATTATTTTATATTATTTTCTTAATATAAATATCACAAAAAAACAGAGAATACCTTAACTATCTGTTTTATACAACATTTTTTCAAGTATATCAACATCTTTAACATCTACCACTACATCATCATTTGTTTCTAATAAATCAGCGACTGTTAAAGACGTATCAACAAATGGTATTTGAGAAGATAAAAACGCTGCATATAACGGATTATTCATGTCTATTTCTACTTCACCAAACACTGCTTTAAGACGTTCAAAAATAAACTTTTCTGTTTCATCTAACCACTTTATTAAAGTATGAATTTTAAAAGCTATTTGAATATTATATGAAGATTGCTGTTCAAGCAATTTATGTAAAACTCTATTCAATTCAAACACTTCAAATATAGAAATATTCATATTATTTTTTATTTAAAAATAACATTAAATTCATTCTATTTCAATGTCTTGATACTTTGTTGGTTCTTCGGATACATCCTCAGGCACATAATTTGGATTAAAAGTATAACTTGGGTTTATTCCGTTAAATATTACACTCGCTTTATCTTTTACATCAAACTGTGATATTCTAATTCTAATTCTGTCACCATTATTCACTCTAAACCCTTTATCCCAATATGTTGGAGTATCATTAACGAAAATGCGCATTGCCCTAACATTATCTCTAACAACATCTTGAATGTACATATCAGTATCAATCACAAATTCGGCTTTATTATTCCACTCTTTAAAGTTTAAGGATAGTTTTATTTTTTGGTTTTCTAAATCATCTTCTATATCAATATCCACCTTTTGTTTTTTCTTTTCACCGACAAAGCCAACGTTAAGTCTCTTTGGGAATTTCTCAACCTTAATGTCTTCTTCATGAATTATATAAGCTAAGGCCTTAATCTTTAATGTTTGAACATAAAATCGATAATCACTTACACTGTATTTACTCTCATCATCTACACTTTCTAAAATCAATGGTATATAGTGATTATTTGGTCTGATATAAAACTGTCTTGACTTAAATAAGTCATTAGCTAATTCATTAAAGGTTGTTAGATTTTCAAATAAATCTGTAATAAAACTTATACGATATTCTAACGTTACTGCGTATGGTTGTTTCATTGAATATACTTCAATTGATTCAGTACCATTATCTTCTAAAACAGAACGTTGTAAAATTGTATAGAATCTTTCACCGGGAATATTCCAAAGGCTACCTTGGTTTTCACCACCTTGTGGATTTGTAGTTCTATTTATTGTCTTAAAATTAAGTATTAAGTTTCCATCTTCATCAGAATGTTCCCAAGTTTGACTATATTCTGAAAATCTTTGATTACTAAACAACGTAAATGTTGGCACATCCTTCCCATTAATCGTCAGCCCTAAATCCTTCTCAACAAACTCCTTAAATGCATTATCAATATCAACATATTCTAATGGTTTTGGATATATAGGTGCTTTATGCACAATATCTTGTGCATAACTTTTTCTTATCAGATTCCCATTTGTTTCTTTTTTCTTAAGATTTACAAAGGTTAAATTCTTTTTTGGTTGTGTGCTTCTCATTTTATTATTTTCCGTTAAATTCTTGTGCAGGTGAAGCACTAATAACTCTCCATCCCACCTTATATGCACCAATTATATTTTTGTTGCTATTATTCACCTTACCATCATCAGTGACAGTGAAATACGACATCTTATTTGTATCAATTTGGATTGCAACGTAATCGCCTCGTTTAATATCACATTTGAACTTTTCTAATGTCTTTGGCATTATGTATAATTTCAAGTTACCACTAACTTGATAAGTACCTGTATTAGACTGTGAATCAAATGCATTTAGCTGAGCATCCTCAATTTCAAACATACATGGAACTTCCTTTGGAGGCTTGAAACGTATTGTATCTTTTTTCGCCTCTTTGTAAGCATCATTGATATTTGTTCGTTTTCGATCAACCTCATACACAACAACAGTCTGATTTATATCTTCTTCAAGATAACCTTCAATCAAATCTGTTTCAAAACCAAAATCTTCTTCGGAATAAAATAAATTATTCCGATTTATTGGTGTTATATTTCCATTATTGTTCATTTTGAAATGAATATTTGTTTTTTATCAATTTGAGTAGTATAATATATATAAATAATAATATTACTAGATCTAGATATTACTAGATATTATTAATAATTTAATATATTTTATAAATATCAATGAGTAATAAAAATAATATAGATAAAGCATACGACATTTTGAAGGAGTATAAAGGTAGAAATAACAGAATTATCTACCTTCAAAAACTATATTCTGTCGGACAATGTATTCTAACTGATTTTGATGTTGAATACATTTTAACAAACTATGATTTTGAACCATATATCGTTGATAAAACAGTTAAAATAACAGGTGAATTAGGTTTAAAACTACAAGACAAATATCAATTAGATTTTACCCCACAAAAAATCAGAATTTCAACCGTTATTGGTGAAATGGGTAATAGCCTTCATTGCTATGTTCAATATCGACAAAGCATCCCATCTCAATTGATGTATGTAAACAAAAATTCAATATTGAATGAGTTGGAAGATATTGATTGGAAAACATATGAAGTAGACTTCACAAGTGTTGATAATAAAAGACCTCTTAAAGAACACCAAAAAGAGGGGGTTAAATTTCTATTGGCCAACAAAAAATGCATCTTAGCTGATAGTATGGGTCTTGGAAAACTTCAAGAATTAGATACACCAACACCAACACCAAATGGTTTTGTACGTTTTGGGGATTTGAAAGTTGGTGATAAAATTTTTGGAAGTGATGGGAAAGTGCATAATGTTTTGCAGATTTTCCCACACAAACAAAAAGACATCTACGAAGTTGAATTCAGTGATGAGACTAAAACTAATTGTGGTTTAGAGCATTTATGGATTGTACAAACAAAAGGAAATGATGAGTGGAAAGTAATGTCGTTAGAGGAGATTATTTCACAAGGAATTGGAATGGATGGTAAGACTGATGGCTATAAATTCAGAATACCAATAACCAAGCCTGTAGAATATAAAGAGCAAAAACATGTTTTCACTGACCCATACTCAAAAGGAAAGGACGTTTCTGATATCAACCTTTATAGAAAAGAATTAAGTTTTTTAATTCCAAATGAATATTTGTTTGATTCTATTGAAAATAGAAAAGAATTATTAAAAGGTTTAATGGACTCTAATGGTTATATTGCAAAAGAGACCAATAAACTTTACTATCCAACATTTTCTAAGAAATTTGCAGAAGACGTTTGTATGTTGGTACAATCCCTTGGTGGTTTAGCTACAATAACTGAATCATCCATTGGTGAACATATAGTATATCATGTTTACATACAAATAAATTTTTGCCCATTTAAGGAACAAAGTAAAATTGAAAAATATAAAAATGATAAGTCAAATGATGAAGATTTGATAAAATCAATAAAGTCGGTAAAGCTGATTAAAAAGGCTGATGCAATGTGTATTAAAGTTGATTCACCCGATGAAAGTTATTTGACAAATAACTACATTGTAACTCACAACACAACAACGTCAATTAGTGCTTCCATTTTGGGTGGTTTCAAAAAGATTTTAGTTATTACAACCGCTTCGTTGAAAACAACTTGGAGAAAGGAAATTGAAATCTTTGAACCAAAGAATAATATTCAAGTTATTAATGGTTCTGATTGGCAATCAAATTATAAATTTACAATCGTAAATTATGATATTGTCCAAAGATTCTATGAAGTTGCCGAAGAGGTTGCTTATGAATGGAAAGAACTTGTTAATAGTGATGGTTCTCGAACAAGAGTTAAAGTTCCAATTACCGTACGTAATAAATCTAACGGCCAACTTGAATATAAAATGAAAAAAAGCCGTAAAAAAGAAGACATTAAGAATGCCTTAAAGAATAGCCCATTATTCTTAGAAGAATTTGATTGTGTAATCATTGATGAGGCACACAAATTATCAAACCCAAAGGCTAAACGATACCAAGTAATTGAGGATTTCTTGAAAAAATCAAAAATACCTAATGTCTTTCTATTAACAGGTACTCCTATTACTAAAGACACAGTGAGATTCTATAATGTTCTAAAATTATTAGATGCAAACATCACAAAAGACTACATGTATTATATGAGACGTTATTGTGGTGCTAAGAAAAGAACATTTAGGGGTAAAGAACTTCTATTACCAACAGAAGCTACAAACTTAGATGAGTTAAAAGAGAAGGTAAAACACCTATATATCCGTAGAGAACTAAAAGATATGGCTGATATGGTTAATAAAACCGTTTCTACACGATATTATGATTTATCACCTAAGCAGATGGAAGAATATAACCGACTATGGGATGAATACATTAGTGCACAATCTGAAATTGGGGATGATACTAATGAGGATTATAGGCAATTAGTTGAAGGCATGCTTGTACGACAATTTTTAGCAAATCAAATGGTTGAAAATACAATTAAACTTGTAGATGAAAAAATTGAGGATGGCGAAAAAGTTGTTGTTATGTGTACCTTTACTGATGAATTAAAGAAATTCAAAGAATATTACGGTGCAAAGTGTGTTACATATGATGGAAAAATGACTTCAAAGGCTAAAGACCACGCATTTGACACATTTCAAAATAACCCAAAAGTTAAGGTATTTGTCGGTAATATTGTCGCCGCATCCGTTGGTTTAAGCCTTACTGCTGCACATACTCTAATCTTTAATAGTTATAGTTGGGTCTATGCTGACAACGCACAAGCAGAGGATAGAATCTATCGTTTAACGTCCACAGATGATGTAGAATGCATTTACCAATTGTTTACCGATTCTGTTTCTGAACACATGTATCAGACAGTAATGGAAAAACAAAGAATCCTTAATGAAACAATTAAAAAGGAAAATGAAAAATAATATGGAAGAGAAAATTGACACTTCAAACTTATCTGTCATCTATATCCAAGAAATTGGACAAGATAATGATGGAAATTATGTATATGAGTTTCTGATTAGTGAAGACCCTGACTCTGTTTGGGTTGAAAATTGGAATGAAGTCCCTGTGTGCAATGAATCAGATACTAAGCCTTCTCAAGATGATTATGACTATGTAAAAGAATTACGCACAGATATTAAACTTACATTAGGCCAAGATAATTGTTGTGTATCTTTTATGGATATTAAAGATAACATTGCAGCATTAGCGTATGAAGACATTTCAGGTTATGAAGAATATCCCGAACCACGTTTAGTTGTCCAATATGGTGATTCACTTGACTATGTTGAAGAAATGCTTGCGAAAAGAGACTTATATATGAAATATGTTTAAAAATAAAAAAGGAGATGGTATAGGCTATCTCCTTTATATTTTATTATAATAGTTAAAGATTATACACATGAATAACAAATGCAAAGTAGAAAAAATTAATGGAAGATATTATATAGATGGAGAAGCCTCATGCAACCCAAAGATTGAAGAATTAAAGAAATTGTATAAAGAATATAATGCGAAATATTTTTACAATAAGCTACCTGAATGTAAATTCTTCTTAAAAAGGAAAAGTACATATCCTGCACAATGCTACCCTTCATCAAAAGAAATCCATTTTAACAATGGAAACAAATATATATGGAATAGAACAATAGTTAAGAAAATTTTATTACACGAAATGGTTCATATGTACATTCATTGTACATATAATATTATTGGAAGATGCTTAAATTCTTTCCACCACACGTGGCCATTTGCGTTTGAAATGTTTAGATTAAACAAAAAACATCATCTTGGTTTAAAACTCCTAGATGATGTTCCTTTGCGTTCAAAATATAAAGATTAGAAATTATTTCTATTAGAAATACCTCTTTGAAGATTACTCATACCTGCTTGGAAGTGGTTAATTTGGTTGTAACCATTTTTACCCTTTCCAATTAATTGGTAAACGGTAGTTTCTGGCTTAACCTTTCCTTGATTTACAAGGTCTGTTAAGTAATCAAATACTTCTTGCTTTGTATCAATTTGTCCTTGTGCTTGATAGTTCTTAGTTGCATTATCTTTTGCTGCCTTAAAACGATCGACGAGCGGCCCCCCCGCCCT